TTACCAGTCTATGACCTCATCAACGATAGCTCGTTGCTCGGTTGAGGTTTTGCGGAGGTAAATGCGGGTAGTTTCAATGCTTTCATGCCCCATAAGGTCGGCGAGGAAAGCAATGTCGTTGCAGCGATCCAAGAAGCTCTTTGCAAAGCGATGGCGGAAAGAATGTGGGTAAATGACCACCGGGTCGATGCCATACCGGACTGCCAGCTTTTTTAGCTGCCCTGAGATGCCTCTGGTGGTGATTCTGTCGCCATATTTATTCAAAAAAATGAAGCCGCTTTCTTGGTGCTTATCGTTCAGCCAAGAAAGGGCTTCATTTTGCAGAGCCTTGGGTATGTATATTCGTCGGAGTTTACCGCCCTTCGAATATAAGTCCAAATGCCCCAGCTTGATGTGTTCCACCTTGATCTGTATGAGCTCACTGACCCGTGCGCCGGTTGCAGCCAGAAAGCGTATTACAAAATACCAAAACAGCTCGTCATCTCGTTTGAGACAGGTTTTGAAATACTCGTAGTCGGCCTCGCTGATGACATTTTCCAGAAAGGCTTTCTGCTGCACTCGTACAAACGGCATTTTCCAGTTCTCTTTGCCGATGCTCTCCAAGTAGCAGTTAATTGCCCTCAGACGCAGATTGACGGTCTTGGGTTTGTAGCTCTCTATCAGCCACACCTTATATGCCCGCAGGTTCTTTTTTGTGATACCGTCGTACTGCGAGCTGTATTGCCGAAGGGCAAAAAGGTACGAGGATATCGTGTTTTCCGAGAGGTTTGTGCCTCTCAAGTGTCTTTCGAATTCTTCTATCATAGTGAAAGACCTCCTTTCACTATGATATTATACCGTGTTCCTTTTACAGCCCTTTGACCAGCGGGAGTAATTCCTCGATCCGTTGAACGATGCGGTGCTGTTCGGCGAGTGGCGGAACCGGTACAAAGAGAGTGGTCATCGTTTCTGTGCCGACCCTTGGCATTTTAACACCATAGGTAATGCTGTTGATAAGGTTGTCAACATAAGGGGAACGCAAAAAATTCACGATATACTCTGAAACGATCCTGCCATACATCTGAAACGGTACAATTTCCGGAGTACAGATTCCGCATTCTGGTGCAACAAGGATTTTCAAGAGGTATGGACGAAGTTTACTGTATAGGATGTCACCTTTTGAAAAGACGGTCTTGTCGCCTATAGCTTTTCGTTCACCGACTGTTTTGCGTACAATCAGTCTGCCGCCTTTTTCAATATCCTCCAGATCAAGCCCCCATATATCAGAATCAGCATTTGCAGCATTTATTTTTTGCTTAGTTTCTGCATAAGAAGATATGCTTCCGAGTTGTGCCCAGCACCAGTTTTCGGGTATCTCAAAGGGCAGTTCATCGTCGATACAGCGCTCCACACCGTCCAACTTCTCATAATGAGAACTTTACAAAGTAGAAGCCACAGCAAATAGCTGTTCAATCGCCGATACAATTCGGTTCTGCTCTTTAATCGGAGGAATGGGAACAAGGAAATCGCCGACCTTTGATGTCGAAATGTGTACGATAATGTCACCTGTCGCCGTCCTGCGTTTAAGCTCGATGCAATACGGCGAAGCCATATAGTACACCAGATACAGCGGATTCATTCCATGATGCGTCCAAAAAGCCAAATCGCCACCTGCCGCAATTTGTCCTTCTCCGAGAAACGCCACTGTTTTAGCAATATCCACTTTGTTCTCGCCCGTCAATGTGAACACTACATCGCCGGAGGAGAAATGCAAGCAATCCTTATCGAGCGTTTCGGGGACAAAGGAAACTGCTGAATCAAAGGAGGTTTCATAGGTGGTGTAAATCTCCCCGTATCGAATGCACGGGCACCCTTGGGCAACAGTTTCTGTTCGTTTGATGCCGCGCCCTCTGATCATTGTTCCTAAACTGGAAGCCCGACACCAGGCCCAGTTTTCGGGGATTTCAAACGGAATCTCCTCGTCAATACAGACCTCTTCTGAGCCACGCTTTTCATAATGAGAATTATCCCGTCTGAAAATGACGGATTCGTGCTTGTCCTTCTTGATTTTGCCTTCCTTGATGAGCCGCTGTTTCTCCGCCCGGATACGCTCCAGCAGAGCCTCTGCAGGCTCGTCAGAAGGGTCTTGGGGTACCAGCTTGCCCTGGACTGCCTCTTGCAGAATCGACTTCTTGAGGGCTTCTGGGAAGTCTTTATTCATAGCGGCAAGCGAGTGCGCTGCGTCATCGTATGCATTTAAGAGGGGTTGCAGTTTTTCGTATGCACACACAATTCGCTTTTGTTCACTGCGTGGTGGAAGCGGAAAGAACAGACTGCTGAGATCCTCTTTATTGAATCCGGCTTGAGCACTCCGTGAATTTGCATGAATAACCGACTGATATAAACTGCTCTGATAGAACAGAAACAAAAATTCCTTTGAAATTAGCTCGGTTTCATATAGAGGAATGACACGGGCCATAGCGACATTGTATGCACCATCCTCAGCCCAAAAAACTTTACCGAGGGATGCACCATACCGTGCAAGGAGGATATCTCCTTTGTGTGAAATCTTCGACGCAGCGCTAATGGGTATGTAGACGGGAACTGGGTTGTTTCCATAATCCCGTATTTGGTATAACCGTATGTATCCGTCTCTTGCTTCACTAATGAATTTCGATTTCGGTGGCTGTGAACCACCAGAAATCTCAAACAAATCGTTATGGCGGACCCACTCCCAGCTTTCGGGAATATCAAAGGGAATATCCAAAGGATGCACCTCATCGCCGATTTTCTCATAAGGAGTATTATCGGCACCTTTGAAGATAACGGAGGGGTTCTTTTCACGCTTGATCTTCTTCTCTTTGATGAGCCGCTCTTTCTCCGCGCGGATGCGTTCCAGCAGAACGCTGGCGGGCTCGTCATTCGGGTCCTGCGGCACGAGCTTGCCCTGAACAGCCATCTGGAGAATGGAGTTTTTCAGTTGCTGCGCAGTCATTCGTCGCCCTCCTCCGTAATGTCGATGCCAAGGATATCGGTAATCTGGGCAAGGATGCGGTCAATGTCGGCGTTCAAGCTGGCCCGCTTCTCCTGGTACTGCTGAATCAGTTCCTTCGGCGGCAGGATCTCCTCCTCTTCGTGAGGATAGCCGCAGAGGTCGATGTTATAGCTGCGTGCTTTCAGTTCCTCGACGGTGTACTTCTTCGCCTTGTCAAAGCCGTCGATAGTGATCTCCTCACGGTTGTTCCACCACTCAGCAGCCGGGGCAAAGTGCTCCAGTTTCATGGGCTTCGTCTTGGAGAAGTTCTTGTATCCATCCGGCATATCCAGGCGATAGAACCAGGTTTCCGTCGTGGGATGCGTCCGGTCGAAGAACAGAATGTTTGTTGTGATAGAAGTGTACGGCGCAAAAACGCTGTGCGGCATACGGATGACCGTATGGAGGTTAAACTCGGAAAGCAGCTTTTCCTTGATCGCCATTTTGGCGTTATCCGTACCGAACAGGAAGCCATCTGGCAGAATGATGGCGCACCGGCCGTTCTGCTTCAGCCGATACATGATGACGGACATAAAGAGGTCGGCGGTTTCGCTGCTGCGAAGGTCAGCTGGGAAATTCTGTTTCACGCCCTCTTTTTCGTTGCCACCATAAGGAGGATTCATCAGAATGACATCGAAGCGGTCGCTCTCCTTGTACTCACGCACATTCTTTTCCAGACTGTTGCCATGGATGATGCGAGGGTTGTCGATGTCGTGGAGCAGCATATTGGTGGCGCACAGGAGGAACGGCAGCGCCTTCTTTTCGATGCCGTAGATGGAGTTGCTGTAAACCGTTCTGTCATCGACGCTCTGCACCTGAGCATCCAGCACCTTTAGCGCAGAGGTAAGGAAGCCGCCGGTTCCGCAGGCGAAGTCCGCAATGGACTCGCCGAGCTTGGGCTTGATCATCTGTACCATGAAGTCCGTGACAGCACGGGGCGTGTAGAATTCACCGGAGTTACCGGCGCTCTGCAGGCTGCGGAGGATCGTTTCGTAAATCTCACCGAAGGCGTGGCGGTCTTCGTACTCCTCAAAATCGATCTCATCAATGACATTGATAACCTGGCGAAGCAGGATGCCGTCCTTCATGTAGTTATTGTTGTCCTCGAAGGCTGTGCGGACGATGATCTGGCTCATGGGTGTATTCTCATCGATTGCGATGGCCTTGAGGGTCGGAAACAACTTCCCGTTCACGAAGTCCAGAAGTGCATCGCCGGTGAGCGCTTTTCCGTCCTTGTGGTCGACGGCCCAATTACGCCAGCGCAGCTCCTCCGGAATGATGGAGGTGTAATTCTCATCGTAAAACTCCCAGATCTCCTCCTTGGCATCATACACCTTCAAAAAGAGAATCCAGACCATCTGCTCGATACGCTGGGCGTCACCGTTGATGCCCGCATCGTTACGCATGATGTCCTGCAGTCGTTTTACCAGGTTGTTTAAACTCATATCTTATATCTCCTTACGCAGCGTAGATTTCCTTCTGCAAATCACGGATCGCCTGAATGTATCCGTTTTTGCCGCCGAACAGCTTTGCAATCTTCATGGGGGTGCCGAATTTGCGGAATGGGTCATTGGACAGAATTTCGAGGTTCTCGATGTCCTGAATGCCCTCGTTCATGTATTTGTCCAGCAGCGCACTCAGAACTTCCTGTGCCAATCCGGAATACTTGTAGAGGTATCCACGCTTGCGGACATTGTTCGCCCGCTCTGCCTTCGTCAGCGGTGCCTTATCGTAGGCAATGTGGCAGATGAGGTCAAAATCGTCAATATCCTTATTCCCGGCGATCTGCCGCAGCGCTTCCAACAGGACGCCGCGCTCCTGCAGTTCGTCGATTATTGCTTGCTTCTTCTCCTCGGAGTTCCAGGCACGGAGGAATGAATCCAGGGTGGCATACTCGCCGAGGATGTTCTTCTTGGAGTAGTCTGTCACGCTTTCCGTGATGAGCTTGCCGTCCTTGTCGTAGTATTGGACACGCTCATTCAGGATCGTTACCTCGACACCACGCACCCGGAATTTGTGCTTCTTTTCAGGCGGATCGTCGGTGTCCCCACCGGGGCCGGGAGTCGGAACGGGTGGCTTCGGTGGATTGGCAGTCGGCTCTTCGCCGGGATCATCGCCATCATCAATGATAGAGATCGGGTCGCCATCGAATTCCGGGTCTGCGAAGAGTCGGCAGGCATTGCGGAAATCCATGATGGTGAAATACTCTTTGCCGTAGTCGGGCTTGAGGCGTGTGCCACGACCGATGATCTGCTTGAACTCGGTCATGGAGTTTATGTTGTTATCCAGAACGATGAGCCGGCACGTTTTGCAGTCCACGCCAGTCGTCATCAGTTTGGAGGTCGTAACGATCACGGGATATTTGCTGTCCTCTGCGATAAAGTAGTCGAGCTGCGCCTTGCCCTCGGCGTTGTCGCCGGTAATACGCATGACATACTTGGCATTCTCCGCCACGAGGTCGCTGTTTTCGTTCACAAGCGCCTGCCGCATCCGCTCTGCATGGTCGATGTCCACGCAGAATACGATGGTCTTGGCAAAGCGGTCGTTTTCTTTCAAAAAGCGAGTGATACGCTTCGCCACAGCGGCGGTGCGCTCATCGATAATGAGGTTTTTGTCGTAATCCTTGGTGTTGTACTCCCGGTCCTCGATCTCGTACCCGTAGATGTCGTGCTGTCCAGCCGTGGGTCGCCAACCTTCCAGGTCTTTGTCCAGGCCGACGCGGAGAACTTTGTACGGAGCGAGGAAGCCGTCGTCGATACCTTGTTTCAGACTGTATGTATAGATGGGTTCACCGAAGTAAGAGATATTGGATACCTCTTTCGTTTCCTTGGGTGTAGCAGTCATACCGATCTGCGTGGCGCTGTGGAAATATTCGAGTATCCTGCGCCAACGGGAGTCCTCCTTGGCACTACCACGGTGACACTCATCAATGACGATGAGGTCGAAGAAATCCGGCTGAAATGCACGGAACGGCTCTTCGTTCTCATCACCAGCCAACTGCTGATAGAGGGACAGGTACAGTTCATAGGAGCTGTCCAGCTTTTTGCCCTCGATTTTCGTCATGACCTTTGCAAAAGGCTTGAAGTCCTGTTGCATGGTCTGGTCAACGAGGATATTACGGTCAGCAAGGAACAGGATCTTTTTCTTGCGACCGGATTTCCAAAGGCGGTGGATGATCTGAAACGCAGTATAGGTCTTGCCGGTACCGGTCGCCATAACGAGGAGGATACGATCCTGCCCACGGGCTACTGCATCAACGGTGCGGTTGATGGCGATACGCTGATAGTAGCGAGGGGTCTTATCACCCGGCTGAAAATAGTACGGCTCGGTGATAAGCTGCTCCTGCTCCGGCGTAAAGTGCTCGTCCCCAATGTGTCGCTGCCAAAGATCCTGCGGCGAGGGAAACTGCTCAAGCGTCAGCTCTCGCTCTTTCCCGGTCTTCATATCGTGTTCAAGGAAACCATCGCCATTCGAGCTGTACACAAACGGAATGTCCAGCACCTCGGCGTATTCGATGGCCTGCTGCATCCCGGCTCCAACGCTGTGCCGGTTATCTTTCGCCTCGACGATAGCCAGTGGAATATTGGGCTTGTAGTAGAGCAGATAGTCAGTGCGCTTTCTTTTGCCTCTGGCAGTAACATTACCACGGACGATAACACGACCGTCCGTGAAGTTGTACTCCATGCGGATCTGCTTCTGCCTGTCCCAGCCAGCGCCCTCAATGGCTGGGGTAATAAACTGAAGTTTGATGTCCTCCTCAGTCATTTCATGCTTTTTCATAAGGTCGCCCATGCCAATGCCTCCTTCTGTTGCTTCCGATAACTCAAAATTATCGGAAGTTAATGGGGGTAAAAGAGCGCAGCGCGGCTGCGGACTTTTACAAAATAAACTCGATCTATTTATAGGTGCCTTTATTCATCTTTTGTGACTTCCATGATGTCACCGATATCGACGCCCAATGCACAGCAAACTCTTACAAGCACATCGAGCCGTACATACTCATCTTTTGCGAGCTTTGTAACTGCTGCAGGACTGAGGTCTGCAGCCTCTTGCAGGTCTTTTTTCTTCATGCCCCGATCGATAAGCAGCTTAAATAATTTCTTGTAAGAAACGCCCATTTGACCGTCCTCGCTTTCTGCACATACTAATTCAAGATTATTATATCACCAATCCCACTAAAAAACAAGATAATTCTCAAATTCATGAAGAAAATTTTCATGTTTCGGAGAGTATATTCCAGCACGGAACGCTCTTCCGCTTGGCATAATCAATCGTGTTCTTGGTGCCGCTGGGCTGACCGTTAAACACAGCAATTACCAGCGAGGAGTGGTCGACCATCCACTCATTACGGATCTGGAAGCAGGCTCTGCTGTACCCCGGACAGATAAAACGAACAAGGTCGGCGGCGGCAAGAATGACATTGTACCGTCGTTGCCATTCGGCACTCCATCCACGCTCAAAGCCTTCATATGGGCTGGCACAAATCAGTTTTACATTCGCCCCCTCTTTCCGCAGGCGCAGCACGATTTCAGCTGCCCAGATATCCACTCCACGAGCCATGCCGGAAATAAATACATTCTTCCCATCTGAAATTGCTTCTTTGATTGTGGTTTCCAAAGACTTCACGATCACGCTTTCCGGCTGAGTCAACTTCTCCGGGCGGTGGCCCGTAAAACACACTCTGTGCATCCGTTTCTGTTCCTCGGTCAGCATTGTCATCCCTCCGTACTGAATTCCCGTTATTATACAGTTTAACATAACGGTATGTTCAGTACAAGTAGCCAGTACAATACCTTTTAGTTTGCGGGTAAAATAATTACAGGAAGGGTGGTGATGCTATGGACACGCACGAGAGGCTCCGGCAGCTCTTAAACGAGCGCGGGTGGACTGAGTATAGGCTGGCAAAGAACTGCGGCTTATCCGAGTCCACGATTGCGAATATTTATAGGAGAAATACAGTCCCCTCACTCGCAACGCTGGAAACGATCTGTAAGGGATTCGGCATCACGATGGCGCAGTTCTTTGCCGAGGGCGAGATGGTTGAAATCAGCCCGGAACTCAAAGAGCTGTTTGAAAACTGGGTCAACCTCACGCCGGAACAAAAGAAAGCGGCGAACCAGATGCTGAAAGCCATGAATAATGACAAGTAAATCACCGATGTTGAAATAAGGAGCTGAAAGGCTTCTTATTTTTTGCTCCCGATACCGTTAACCTGAGCGATATATACCATTTAAGTTAACGGTTTTCATATTTTCACGATATAATAGAATTCGCCGGCTCCGAGCTGCGGTGTGGGCTTATCTGCCCACATAATCTGCGGCAGGAGGAGGTGAACCTATGAAGATAACGAAGAAACAACCACTTCGACCTCGCGGTCGCAGCGAGGAAAAAAGGCAGTCCACCAAGAACGTCATCCGTGACGCATACATTAATGGTCCGCAAAAGGAGGTACAGATCATTCCTGCAAAAAGGGATATGGAAGCGGAAACCGAAAAGAAAAAACTTCGTGTGTGTGCGTACTGCCGTGTCAGCACAGATGAGGACACCCAGGCAAGCAGTTACGAGCTTCAAGTGCAAAACTATACCCGTATGATCCGGGAGAATCCGGAATGGGAGTTTGCCGGTATTTTCGCCGATGAGGGCATTTCCGGTACTTCTGTTCTGCACCGTGAGCACTTTCTCGAAATGATCGAGAAATGCAAAGCGGGAGAGATCGACCTTATCATCACGAAGCAGGTCAGCCGTTTTGCCAGAAATGTGCTGGACAGTCTGAACTACATTTTCATGCTGCGAAAGCTCGACCCGCCTGTGGGCGTGTACTTTGAGACCGAGAAGCTCAACACGCTGGATAAGAGCAGCGATATGGTCATTACCGTATTGAGCCTTGTGGCACAGAGTGAGTCTGAGCAAAAATCCAACAGCCTAAAATGGTCATTCAAGCGCAGAAGAGCTCAGGGCCTTGGAATCTACCCCAGTTGGGCTCTGCTCGGCTATCGGCTGGATGATGAAAAGAACTGGGAAATCGTAGAGGACGAAGCGGATATTGTCAGAACCATATACAGTCTTTACCTGGACGGCTATTCATCCACGCAAATAGCAGACTTGCTGACGAAAAGCGGCATTCCTACTGTAAAAGGTCTATCGGTTTGGAGCTCCGGCAGTGTCCTTGGCATCCTTAAAAACGAGAAATTCTGTGGAGACGCCTTGTGTCAAAAAACAGTTACGATAGACTTTTTCACGCATAAGAGTGTAAAGAACAACGGCATAGAACCGCAGTATTTCGTTGAGGGGCATCATATCCCCATCATCGAGAAGACCGATTGGCTGTTGGCACAGCAGATCCGCAAAGAACGACGGTATCGGAAACGGCGCAGCACCCACCGAAAGCCACGCATCGTGGTCAAGGGAGTACTGTCCGGCTTCATGATCATCGATTCATCGTGGGACGAGGAGTATGTGGACAATCTGCTTACCCCCGCAACCAAAAAACCAGAACCCGCCTCGGCCGTTGCCGAGGAGGACGAAAACTTTATTGTAATTGAGAAGGAGTAACTACCATGTTTGAGAAATTTTCTGTCATCGATCTTATTAAAACCCGTTCCGCCTCTGTCTGCACTTTCGCAGGCAATGTTGTGAAGTTCAATGTGCAGACCGCACAGGAGCTCCGCTTCCCAGAGTACATCCAGTTCCTGATCGAGCCGAAGTCGAAGCAGTTCGCCATCCGTGCCTGCAAGGAGGACGCTCCGAATGCCGTGCGCTTCTCCAAGCCGGAGGGCGAGCAGAAAGCGCAGATCAAAATCAGCAACGCCACGGTTGTGGATATGGTCAGAAAGTTGATGGACTGGAATGCCGAGGATAACTGGAATGTCCCCGGTATTTACTTTGCCGAAGAGCAGGGCATCATGTATGCGCTGGAATCAGCATACGCACCCAGGGCGAAAGGTGGCTGGGCGGCTCGTCGTGAGCGTGAAGCTGCAGCAGCTCTCGCGGAAAGTTCCATAGATAATGAGGAGGTCAATAACTAAGTGAAAGATGCCGGACTGCCCGCACTTTTGGTGTCAGTCCGGCATCGTTTTTACTTATTCGTCTGCACTTTCGCCGCTATGCTCTTTTAGGAGAGGTTTGGGTCTGCGAGTTTCCGAAACACTTCTTCCATGTCGATGGGAGGCAAAGATGCAGTAACCTCATCCCAATCGATAAGCTCGTAGTTGTAAAAATCGAATTTATCCTTATTTTCTTTATAGTACCCCTTGGCACACAAACACAGCACCATGCACAGTCGCCGCACATTTACTCGGTAACTGCGGACTTCCGTGCCGTCCGAGCTTGTCAGTACACTGCTGCCTTCGCCACCATAAATACGAAACGGCTGCTCAGACTGAATCACCAACGAAAAGCGGTCGATTGGGATGGGATGTTTCCCATTCTTTTGCAGGTTCGGATTTCCTTCGTGGAGTAATGAGCAGCGGAGGCTATATACCACCTCACCGCTTAAGTACGGCATTTCCGGCTCGTCCTCAGTACACTTTGGAGGCTTTTCCGTCACACCCACATTTTCATCATACCACTTTTTATAACGCTCACCCGTGCGCAGGTCGGGGTATTCCGCCTTTCCGCAGATGTCGGGCAGTGTGAGCGCCGGGTTCAGCGCTGCGAAGTAGAGGTCATGACTGAGCGCTTTTTCTATCTCATCAATGATTCGCAGTATCATTGCCTAATGCCTCCGTTCTACAAACCATCGTCCGATGTTGTTTCCGGTAAGGTCTGCACTGCGCTCGAAAAACAGATAGCTTTGGTGACCGCCAATCCATATCGTATAGCGGTCGCCCTGGCCTCCGGCTTTCAGCGCAGGAGCTTGACGGATATCGGATACACGGTCTATCTCATATTTCTCGCCGTTCTCCCAAGTGATGATCCTTGGAAACATCGTGCCGTCCGCTGCAAAATCTGCTTTGACGGCTACATACACTTTCGGCGGCTTAGTCGCAGTAGCAGTCTGCATCATCCGGCACCTCCATATTGGCGAGGAAGTTACTCCGCGCCGAAATCGGCGGTTCAATGAGCTTATAGCCCTTCCATTTCATGACCCTGAACTTAAAGTCGAGCAGCTCAATGGGAACCAGAAGTTTGGCAGCCGCCGAGAAAAATGTTGTATCTCTGTTTAATGTATCAAGAACTTTTTCGTCATCCAGAAGATATTCTGCGGCGAAGAGGTTCGCTTCTTTTTCTGTAAGAGAGCTCTCGTCAAAGAGCCCTATATCGTGAAATGCCTTGACGCCCGATTTGCGATGAAGTACTGCGTGCCCAAGCTCATGCGAAACGATAATCCTTTGGATAACGACCGGCAGGTCGCAGTTGACGGTAATCGTGCGTATCCGCTTGCTCTCAAGATAGAACCCCTTGATGGCGTCGGGGTCTGTTCCGAGCGGCTGATAGAGCAATTTGATACCCATATCTGCGCACAGGCGAAACGGATCACGCTCACAGTACTTTCTCTGCAAAGACTCAACTGCCTCGCACACATCTGCGTATGACATTGCCACACCCCCTTGTATCTGGAAAAGGGTATAAAAATCCCTTTGAGAGTATTATAAACTCAGAACTGTACCATAAACAGGACAGTATCAAGACTTGCGGCCGAATTTTACCTTTGCTTCTTCTTTGCAGGTCACATAGGCAGTCATGACGGCCTGGAAAAAAGCGTCCTTCTGATCCTGGGACAGTTCACCACCCGCAAACAAAGCGGCGTTGTCGCGCAACAGCTCATCCATATCCCGAACGCCTTTTGCCCCATACAGTTCACGAGCCTGCTCGATGTACTCGTCCTTCTCGATATCTTCCAAGGGATTCGTGCAGTCGTCATCTGAAAGATACCTTACGGACACCTTGAGGGCGTGCGCCAATTTTTCTGTGGTAGATTTCCTGGCTCTTGCACCGCCGGACTCATAAGAGGCAATGGTCCGCTGGGATACGCCAACCTCCTGAGCGAGTTCATGCTGCGTCATCTTTGCGACCTCACGGGCTCGTTTAATCTTGTCGGAAAAAGTCATAACCAATCTCCTCCGCTGTAAATTTCGTTCTGTAACTTCATCAACTTCATTGAAGCTATTGACAGGACTTCATTTCGTGGCTATAATCAGAAATGAAGTTTATGAAGTTCTGTAATCATTATATGCGATTTAACTTCATCTTGTCAAGAGGAAATTATGAAGTTTTTCTGAAATGAGGCGGTCAATATGGAAAGAGCAATTCTTCATAGTGATTTGAACTGCTTTTACGCATCGGTCGAAATGATGCTCGACCCACGGCTTAGAGGCAAAGCAGTAGCGGTATGCGGCTGCACCGAGGATAGGCACGGCATCGTCCTTGCGAAATCCGAAAAAGCAAAACGGGCGGGTGTGAAAACCGGCATGGTCAATTGGGAGGCGCAGCGCTGCTGTAAGGATCTTATTATTGTACCGCCACAGTACGACCAGTACCTCAAGTACTCCAAGCTGACCCAAGCTATCTACCAAAGATACACCGACATGGTGGAGCCTTTCGGTATGGATGAATGCTGGCTTGATGTCACAGGCAGTCGTGCCGTCTGCGGCGATGCAATGAATATAGCTGAGCAGATTCGCCGCTCTGTACGGGAAGAACTTGGCCTGACAGTCAGCATTGGGGTTTCCTTTAATAAGGTGTTCGCCAAACTGGGATCTGATATGAAGAAGCCGGATGCCATCACAGAGATTTCAAGCGACGCTTTCAGAGAAAAAGTGTGGCCACTCCCATGCAGCGATATGATTTACTGCGGCCCAGCCACCACGGCGAAACTTGCGCGGTATGGTGTCCGCTCTATCGGAGATGTTGCCGCTTGTGACCCAGTGTTTCTGAAGGGGCTTCTTGGCGTGAACGGACTTGGCCTGTGGAGCTACGCCAACGGCAGGGACAATTCCAGGGTCATGCACAAGGATTTTGTGTCACCCATCAAATCGGTGGGGCATGGTATAACCTGCATATCCGATTTGGAAAACGAGGATGAAGTACGGAAAGTGATTCTTGCGCTCTCACAGGATATTGGTCATAAACTGCGTGTACACGGCCTTTCAACCCGTACCGTTCAAATCCATGTCCGAGGAAACGACCTTTTCGGTTCGCAATTTCAGTGCAAGCTCCCAATCAAAACACAGCTTCCGTCAGAAATCGCTGCCGCCGCTTTCCGCTGCTTTAAGGAGCGATATGCCTGGAACACTAAAGTTCGAGCGGTGACTGTCCGCGCCATAGAGCTCTCTCCAAAGAGCGATGCGGAACAGATTTCACTGTTCGACAATGTGCAGCAGCGCATAGCCAAGGAAAAGGTACAGGATGCAGTGGAGGAGATACGAGGTCGCTTCGGCAAAGCCGCTGTCACGTATGCATCTCTGCTTGGCGACTTAAAAATGCCCACAGATGGTCGGGATAAGGTTAAAATGCCGGGTATCATGTATCAATAGCGCAAGTTTCGTAAAAATTTCATCCAAACTACTTGACAAGGTACGGCTCTATGGATATAATATTGTTAGCATAACTGCTAACAAGCGAACAAGCAGCCGTGCTAATTCGATTCACCGTTGTGATGAGAGTTGCCCGTAATTTATGATAAGAGTGCCGAGAAGAAAAACAAATAGGCGAAAATGAATCAATAACAGGGCTTATAATGTTAAGTAGAAAAGGTGAACGACATGAACACACAGTACCAGAATTTTGGAGAGTTCCTGCAAAGGAAGCGCACTGAGAAACAAATCACGCTCCGCAAGATGGCGGAAATGATTGGGATTACTGCGCCCTATCTGACTGACATTGAAAAGGATCGCCGCAATCCTCCCGAAATGGAGAAGTTGGAGCTGATTTCCCAAATTCTCATGCTGAACGACGAGGATAAGACTACGATGTACGATCTGGCCGGCAAGAAGAGAAACTCTGTTGCCCCAGACCTGCCTGACTATATCATGGAACACGACTATGTGTCCGCTGCGCTCCGCACGGCACGTGATCTGGATGCAAGTGAGGCCGACTGGTTGAAGTTCGTCGAGGAGCTCAAGCAGCGAAAGGGGTAATTTATAAAGATGTACACTCCCTCTCTTCGAGTGAAGAACAACGGCGTACCGATTTTGAGCAAAGCCGAGATCGATGCCATCGGAGAGCGTTTCGTACAGGATTTTCAGCCGGAAGTCCTGACGAACCCCTCTCCCGTGGACATCGAGGGCTTTATCGAATTCTATCTCGGAATGACGCCGGATTATCAATATCTGTCCCACAATGGCGTGTACCTTGGGATGACTGTTTTTAACGACACCAATAAGGTGCCGGTTTTTGACCCTGCCACAAATCGGGCGGAGTATATCAGTGCCAAGGCCCGTACCGTCATCATCGACAACCGCCTTCTGGATGAGAGCCAACGGCATCGTTACCGCTTTACGCTCGGACATGAGGGTGGGCATGACATCTTCCATTCCGGCTATTTCTCGTATAACCCCGACCAGGTATCCATTTTTGACGATGAGCTCATCGCCCCCATGATACAGTGCCGGGTCGACAATGGCATGACAAATAAATCGGACACTCGCAAATGGGACGACCATGACTGGATGGAATGGCAGGCCAACCATCTGTCCGCTGCCGTTTTGATGCCGAAGTGTTCGGTGGATCTGCTGGCACGATCCTGCAAGGACAAGCTCAAAACTCCTACATCCCGTGCGATACTGATCGCTAAAATGTCTGACTGCTTCGATGTTTCCATCCAGGCGGCGACAAACAGGCTCAAAGACCTCGGTTACATCAAAACCAACGATACGACCGATTATTCCTACGCTTCTGCCATCATGGATTTTGCAGGCGTGGTCGGTTCTTGAGCGTCCATATCGAAAACTACAGCGGGTTTTACCGCCCGCTGTGTTTTTTTACAGCAAGCGTTAGCAAGTTTGCTAACAAGGTAACATTAAGGAGGTGGTGCCTATGACTACAGCAAGAAAGGAGGACCCCGATGGTAGCGTACCGAGATTGTAAAGGACATCTCGTCTGCATGGCGGATGCCCAGACAGGGATCGTTGAGATCCAGCACAAAGACCGTGCGGTAAGAATGACCGTGCCTGTGGGCGACAGCTTCACAGTGACACTGCGTGATACCGAAACGGTTATGACGCGAGTCAGCACAAGGGCTTTTCATGTAAAAAGCCATCCCCGCGCTGCGTAAGCACAAAAAGAGAATAACAAGTCCGCAGAGCTGCAAGACGGCCAGGATTTAGCCTCCCCTTTATGGGGTGCGCTATGTCCCGGTCGTCTTTTGTTTTTCCCGAAGATCTGAAAAAACTTATGTACCCTTGGGGCAAGTAGCTCCACTAAATTTTATCTCAAAGCCTTGAGATGCGCATTAGAGGCGGCGGGATACATAGAGAACCGAAAACCCCAACAAGGATTTTTTGAACTCGATGTACCCACCGTGCTTTGCCATGCCTTCTTGTAGGTTCTGTCTGCCGGTGTTGTCCATCGTGACCACCGGCTCTTTTTGTGTCCCGACCGCTCGATGCCGTCTCAAGCGGAAAGGACACATTATGAAAATCAAATACGCATTCTTGGACGGAACAGTGACGGAGGTCGAGGTTTCTGACGAAATCGGTGCCGTCATCATCGACAGCCGTAAGGCGGAGCACGCGCAGGACGAGCGTCATCGCTACCATTGCTACTCCTACGACGCCATCGACTACGAGGGCGAGGAGTACGGTGCTTGCGACGAATATGCCGTGGAGGATGATTCGGCAGAACAGACCGCTCGTATCCGAGAAGCCTTCTCACATTTGACTGCCACCCAGCAGCGCCGGCTTCGGCTTTACGCAAACGGCAAGACCCTGCGGGAAATCGCTGCCATCGAAGAGGCCAGCTTTCAGTCTGTTTCCGAGTCCATCGAGGCAGGCAGAAAAAAGTTTTTGAAAATTTTCCGCCAGACACCCTGACAAATCCACGATTTTTCTGGGTACACCGGAAGGCAACAAAATACAAGCCCTCCGGAAAGGACGGTAACCCCGTATGAGACACAACTTGAATATCCGTGTTTCAGACAAGCCCAGAAACGGCGGCGTAGTTGCTTGCAGAACGGTCAGCATTCGCGAGAAACTCTTCACCTTGCTTCTGGGTCCCAAGCAGAAGGTAATGGTCGTGGTTCCCGGCAACACTGTCGAGTCCATCGCCATCACCGAAGTTCCGATGGGAGGTGGTGTACATGAGTAAGGTCAAGCTCCTGCTCGATGTGGTCGAGGATCTTCGCTCCCTGGCGGACAGCGTTCAGGCTGTGGCAGATGCCATGCTGCAGAATGAGCCGACTGTCGATGCAGAGCCGAAGACGCCTGCACCTGCTCCCCAAAAGGAGCTGACGCTGGAAGAAGTCCGAGCAGTCCTCGGTGAAAAGAGTCGAGCCGGATTCACGGCCGAGATCCAGGCGCTCCTTAAAAAGTACGGTGCTCCGAAGCTCTCCGGCATCGACCCCAAGCACTATGAGGCACTGCTCAAGGATGTGGAGGTGCTGAAGGATGCCCCCTAATCGTCACGCAGTCCTCTCGGCATCTTCCTCCCACCGCTGGCTCCACTGCAACCCATCCGCAAGGTTGGAATTGGAGTTCGAGGACAGAGAAACGGAAGCCGCAGCCGAAGGCACAGCCGCTCATGCGCTGGCAGAACACAAGCTCCGTAAGGCACTGAAGATGCGCTCCACCCGCCCTGTCAGCAAGTACGATTCCGACGAGATGGAGATGTACACGGACAGTTACCTGGAGTTCGTTCTGGAAGCCATTGAGGAAGCCCGGCAGGATTGCCCGGACCCAAAGGTGCTCATTGAGCAGCGGCTGGACTTCTCCTGCTATGTGCCGGACGGCTTCGGCACCGGCGACTGCCTCATCGTGGCAGACAAGCTCCTCCACATTATCGATCTGAAGTACGGCCAGGGCGTGTTGGTGAATGCCGAGGAAAATCCGCAGATGATGCTGTATGCGCTCGGCGCACTCCGTATCTTCGATTGTCTCTACGACATTGAGACAGTTTCTATGACCATCTACCAGCCGCGCCGAGAGAATGTCAGCACCTGGGTCATTTCCGTTGCCGAGCTTCGGGATTGGGCGGAAAAGACACTGAAACCCAAGGCCGAGCTTGCCTTCAAAGGCGAAGGTGAATACTGCCCCGGAAGCTGGTGCCAATTCTGCAAGGCGGCGGTCAAGTGCCGAGCCAGAGCTGATGCCAAGCTCCAACTTGCCAAATATGAGTTTGCCCAGCCGCCTCTGCTTTCCGATGCTGAGATCGGCGACATTCTCGGCAAGCTGGATGACCTCACTAAATGGGCAAATGAACTCATGGCCTACGCCCAGGAAGCAGCGGTCAACCACGGAAAACAGTGGCCCGGCTACAAGCTGGTGGAGAGCCGCACCAATCGCAAGTACACCGACGAGGATGCCGTTGTCGCTGCTGCCCGTGCGGCCGGGTATACCGACATCTTCAAGAAGTCCCTCATTCCCATCACCGAGATGGAGAAGCTCATGGGCAAAAAGACCTTTGCCGAGGTGCTCGGCGGTCTGGTCGTCAAACCCAAAGGAAAGCCGACGCTCGTTCCCGCATCCGACCGGCGTCCGGCTATTACGACCACGGGTGCAAAACAAGACTTTACCGACTATAAAGGAGAACTGTAATTATGGCTAACAAGATGAATTCGACCAAAGTTGTGACCGGCGTTGTCCGCCTGTCCTACGCAAACGTGTGGGAGCCTGCCTCTATTAACGGCAGCAACCCCAAGTATTCCGTGTCCCTCATTATTCCGAAATCCGATAAGCAGACCCTCGATGCCATCAACGCCGCCGTGGACGCTGCCATCAAGGAGGGCGTCGCCAAGTTCGGCGGGAAGATCCCCAACAAGGCGGCTCTGAAGCTCCCGCTCCGTGACGGCGATACCGAGCGTGACGATGAAGCCTACAAGAACAGCTTCTTCGTAAACGCCAACAGCACCACCGCTCCTCAGATCGTGGACCGCAGCGTTCAGCCGATCCTCGATCGCTCCGAGGTGTATTCTGGCTGCTATGCCAGAGTGTCCGTCAACTTCTACGCCTTCAATTCCAACGGCAACCGCGGCATTGCCTGTGGTCTGGGTAACATTCAGAAGGTTCGTGATGGTGAGCCTCTTGGCGGCAAGTCCTCTGCGGCTGACGATTTCGCCACCGACCTGGACGACGACTTCCTGTCCTGAGAAAGGAGTACAGCACAATGGAACTGATTCAGAACATCCTGGTAACCGCCCTCCTTGGCATCTGGGCCTGCCTCAGCATCGGCTTCTTCGTTTGGTTGGTGCAGGGCATCAGCAATGACCACAAGCGCGAAAAGCGTGAGAAGGAACAGGCTTCCCGTGACCTGGAATACCACGAGAAGCGCATGAAGGAATTGAAGTAACCCCAGACGGCTCTGTGGGTGGCAGGAATTGACCTCTGCCACCCATATTCCGTAGGAAGGAATGCGTATGAAAACACTGAGCATCGATATTGAGACCTTCTCCTCCGAAAACCTCACCAAATGCGGCGTGTACCGCTATGCCGAAGCCCCGGATTTCGAGGTACTGCTTTTCGGCTACTCAGCAGACGGTGCTCCGGTGAAGGTCGTGGATCTGGCTGCCGGAGAAACGATTCCTGCTGATGTCCGCTCTGCGCTGACCGACCCTGCCGTGACCAAATGGGCATTCAATGCACAATTCGAGCGCGTGTGTCTGTCCCGCTATCTTGGATACCCAACCGGACAATATCTCGACCCGTCCTCCTGGCACTGCACGATGGTCTGGGCGGCGACCCTTGGACTGCCGCTTTCGCTGGAAGGCGTCGGTGCCGTGCTGGGTCTGGAAAAGCAGAAGCTCAAAGAAGGCAAAGACCTCATCCGGTATTTCTGCACTCCGGCAAAAGCAAGAGACGGTTCGCCCATTCGACATTATCCGACAGATGCGCTGGAGAAATGGTCGCTGTTCAAAGCCTACAACCTTCGGGATGTGGAAACGGAAATGTCCATTCAGCAGAAGCTCTCCAAGTTCCCGGTCACGGAGTCGGAGTGGCGTAACTACACCCTCGACCAGCAGATCAATGACCGGGGCATCATGCTCGACCGCACCCTCGTCACCCAGGCGATTCGCTGTGATGAACGCTTCAAGCGGACGCACATGGAGCAGGCCCGCTCGGTGACCGGCTTGGATAACCCCAACAGTCCGGTGCAGCTCAAGGCGTGGCTTGCCGAAAAAGGCGTGGAGGCAGATTCACTCTCCAAAGCCGCCGTGGCGGATATGCTCGAAAAAGCGGACGGTGAAGTGGAGCTGGCGCTCTCCCTGCGGCAGGAGCTTGCCAAGAGCAGCGTCAAGAAATACACCGCCATGCAGACGGTAGTCGGCTCGGATGACCGTGCCAGAGGGCTTATCCAGTTTTACGGGGCCAACCGCACCGGCCGCTATGCCGGTCGGCTCATCCAGGTGCAGAACCTACCGCAGAACCATCTGCCGGATCTGGACACCGCACGGGCACTGGTCCGCAGCGGCAATACGGACGCCGTGGAAATGCTCTATGATTCCGTACCGCTGGTACTGTCCGAGCTTATCCGCACCGCCTTTGTGCCGAAACCCGGCTGCCGTTTTTATGTGGCAGACTTCTCCGCCATCGAGGCGAGGGTCATCGCATGGATCGCTGGGGAACATTGGCGGCAGGAGGTTTTTGCAAAGGGCGGCGACATTTACTGCGCTTCCGCTTCGCAGATGTTCCATGTCCCCGTAGAAAAGCACGGCGTGAACGGGCATCTGCGGCAGAAAGGCAAAATTGCCGAGCTGGCTCTTGGCTACGGTGGCTCCGTGGGTGCGCTGAAAGCAATGGGCGCACTGAACTACGGTTTGCAGGAAGAAGAACTGAAACCGCTGGTGGATGCCTGGCGTCTGTCCAACCCCCATATTACAAAGTTCTGGTGGGATGTGGACAAAGCAGCTTCCACCTGCGTCCGAGAGCGAACTGCCACAGAAACACACGGCATTCGCTTCTATTATCAGAGCGGCATGATGTTCGTGGTGCTGCCTTCCGGCAGACGGCTGGTGTATGTGAAGCCGAAAATGGGCATGAACCGCTTCGGTAACGAGTCCGTGACCTATGAAGGTGTTGGCGAACAGAAAAAGTGGCTGCGCCTGGAAAGCTACGGTCCCAAGTTTGTGGAGAACATCGTCCAGGCAACAGCAAGGGACATTCTTGCGGAAGCTATGCTCCGGCTGAATGCTGCCGGGTACCGCATCGTCATGCACGTCCACGATGAAGCGGTCATCGAAGCGCCGCCGGATACTTCTTTGGAGAATATCTGCTCCGTCATGGGGCAAACGCCCACTTGGGCATCGGGGCTTCTGCTCCGGGCAGACGGCTATGTCTGCGATTTTTATAAGAAAGACTGAGGTGACCCAAATGGGAGTCAATAAATTTAATTGCGAGGGGTATTACGACCCCACTGCCTACGAGGCACTGACGAAGATCGAGCAGGAAGCCAAGGCACTTCGAGCCTTCCGTCCTGTGGTGTATATCTGCTCTCCGCTGGCCGGGGATATGTTGAAGAACCAGGAGAACGCCCGTACTTACTGCCGCTTCGCCGTGGAAGCTGGGTGCGTACCCATCGCACCGCACATCTATTTCACCCAATTCATGAATGACAATGACCGCAGGGAGCGTGACTTGGCACTGTTCATGGACATCGTCCTACTCTCCAAATGCGCCGAGCTGTGGGTGTTCGGAGAGAAAATCACCAGCGGCATGAGCATCGAGATCGAGAAAGCAAAACGAAAAGGTCAGCTTATCCGTTACTTTACCGAAAACTGTGAGGAGGTACGCAGATGAAGATCGCAGTCGGCAACAGCCGCATGGATAAAAAGTGGAAGAACCAGGACATCTCCTGGGCGGATCTCTGTGCCCGCTGCGGCAGCACCATCCGCACCACGGAAACGGTTGAAGAATACCGCAAGCTGAAAAAGGGTCAGCAGGACGGCATCAAGGATGTGGGCGGCTTCGTCGGAGGGCATCTCCGGGAAGGTCGCCGCAAAAACGGCATGGTGCTGTGCCGCTCTCTGCTTACCTTGGATATGGACTACGGCACTCCGGACATCTGGGATGAAATTACGCTGTTCCACGACTTCAAGTGCTGCGTCTATTCCACCCATAAACACACACCGGAGCATCCTCGCCTTCGTCTGCTCATTCCGCTGAAGCGGGAAATCAGTGAGGAGGAATATCCGGCAGTCGCCCGCATGGTGGCAAAGGAGATCGGTATCGACCTATTTGACGATACCACTTACGAGGCATCCCGGCTCATGTACTGGCCTTCCACCTCCTCTAACGGCGAGTTTTTCTACAAGGTGCAGGACGGTGCAGAGCTTGACCCGGATGAGTACCTTTCCCACTACGATGATTGGCACGATGCCTCCACCTGGCCCGTATCCAGCCGCCAGTCCGAGGTGGTACAGCACAGCATTGCCCAGCAGGCCGACCCGCTGACAAAGCCGGGTGTGGTGGGTGCTTTCTGCCGTGCCTATACCGTGGAGGAAGCCATCGATGCCTTTCTCTCGGAAGTGTATGCGCCGTCTGCGATGAACGGTCGTTACGACTATATCCCCGCCGATTCGTCTGCCGGTGTCATCGTCTACGATGGCAAATTCGCATACAGCCACCATGCCACCGACCCGGTCTGCGGTCGGCTGCTGAATGCTTTTGACCTGGTGCGCCTGCACCGCTTCCGTGACCTGGACGATAAGTGCGCCCCGGATACCGCACCCAGCAAGCTGCCGTCCTTCCAGGCAATGTCGGATTTTGCCCTCAAGGACGAGAAAGTCAAAGCGGTCTTTGCCGAGGAGCGCAAAGCCCAGGCAAGCGAAGAATTCTCCGACGAGGACTGGCAGAAAGCCTTGGAGCTGGACAAGGCCGGCAAGGTAAAAAATACGCTGCAGAACCTCACCGTGATCCTCATGAACGACCCGCTTCTGAAACCGCTGGTGTTCAATCAGCTTCTGGACGGCATGGAGATCAAGGGCGATGTGCCTTGGCGGCACCCCTCGAAATTCTGGCGGGATGCGGATGATGCCCAGCTTATCAGCTATGTGGATTCCCACTACGGCACCTTTTCTGCAAGAAACTATGACATCGCCGTGGCGAAGGTCACGGACGACCGCTCCTACCATCCCATTCGGGAGTTCATTGAAAATCTGCCGGAGTGGGACAAGGTTCCCCGTGTGGATACGCTGCTCATCGACTACCTCGGTGCCGATGACAACGAATATGTCCGTGCCGTCACCCGGAAGACCCTCTGCGCCGCCATCAAGCGGGTGCTGTATCCCGGCTGCAAATTTGACTCCATGCTTGTGCTGAACGGTCCCCAGGGTGTCGGCAAAAGCACCCTCATTGCAAAGCTGGCCGGAGAGTGGTTCTCCGACAGTCTGAACCTGGGCGACACCAAGGATAAGACCGCTGCAGAGAAATTGCAGGGGTACTGGATCTTGGAGATCGGCGAACTGGCAGGTCTGAAGAAGGCCGAGGTGGAAACGCTGCGTTCCTTTCTATCCCGACAGAACGATATTTACCGTGCGGCATTCGGCAAACGGGCGACGCCGCATCTGCGCCAGTGCGTGTTCTTCGGCACCACCAATGCCGAGTCCGGCTATCTCCGGGACACCACCGGAAACCGCCGCTTCTGGCCGGTCAAGACGCCTGGTACGGGCATCAAGCACTCCTGGGATCTGACCCCGGAGCTGATCTGCCAGATCTGGGCGGAAACGCTGGTGTATGTGAAGCAGGGCGAGAAGCTCTATCTGAGCGCCGAATTGGAAGCCCTGTCGAAGGCAGAACAGCGGGAGGCGATGGAGTCCGACGAGCGTGAAGGGCTTGTCCGGCTGTATCTCGACACGCTGCTCCCGGAGGATTGGGACGGCATGGACATCTTCGAGCGCCGCAACTTCCTCACAGGCAGCGACTTCGGCGATACCCAAAAGCACGGTACAGTCAAGCGCACCCAGGTGTCCAACATGGAGATCTGGTGCGAGTGCTTCGGCAAGGAACGTGCCAATATCCGCAGAACGGACAGCAACGAGCTGACCGCCATCCTTGCCCGTCTTGGCTGGAAGCGGCTGGACAGCAAGGTGCGTATCCCGCTCTACGGTCCGCAGTACGTCTTTGTTCCCAAGGAGTGTTCCTAATGAAAATGACTGTACCCGACATTCTTCGGAACAGGTTCCGGGGAGAAGCATACCCGCTCGGCACATTTATGGGAACACCTCATGGGAACGGCGGCAGCCCCATAAGTACCAAAGAAAACAGGCGGTCTTGTTCCTGTGTTCCTAACCTTTCTTATATATTGAAAGAAGAAGGAATAAAGAGCAACAAGCACGCAATACCCGCATTTGCGCACGTAAAGGACTTTTTGAGTTTTGAGAACACAGGAGGTCATTATGCGTGAGAAAACGATAGAAGCAAAGCTGGTGCAAGCTGTACGCACAAAAGGCGGTCTTGCACCGAAGTTTACAAGCCCCGGCCTTGATGGAGTACCGGACCGTCTGGTACTCCTGCCCGGCGGCAGAATCGCCTTCATTGAGTTGAAAGCACCGGGCAAAACACTCCGCCCTCTGCAAGTAAGGCGAAAAAGGCAGTTAGAAGCACTCGGCTTTTCGGTGTACTGCATCGATAGCCCCGAACAGATTGGAGGGATACTCAGTGAAATACAAGGCGCATGACTACCAGGCGTATGCCACGAACTTCATCCTGGAGCATCCAATCTCCGCTGTATTCCTCGACATGGGTCTTGGTAAGAGCATCATCACGCTTTCCGCCATCTTCGACCTTTGCCTCGACAGTTTTCTGGTTCGCAAGGTGCTGGTCATCGCTCCGCTGCGTGTCGCCAGAGATACATGGCCTGCGGAAATCCACAAGTGGGATCATCTGCATGGGCTGACCTACTCGGTGGCTGTCGGTACAGAAGCAGAGCGCAAGGCGGCACTCCGGCAGCGGGTCAGCGTGTACATCATCAACCGGGAGAATGTCCAGTGGCTCATTGAGGAGAGCGGCATCCCTTTCGACTACGACATGGTGGTCATCGATGAGCTGTCCTCCTTCAAGAGCTATCAGGCAAAGCGGTTCAGAACTCTTCTGAAAGTCCGTCCCGGCATCAAGCGCATCGTGGGCCTGACCGGCACGCCAAGCAGCAACGGTCTTATGGATCTGTGGGCGGAGTTTCGCATCCTCGATATGGGCAAGCGGCTCGGTCGGTTCATCACCCATTACCGCAACACCTTCTTCCGCCCGGACAAGCGGAACGGACAGGTGGTGTTCAGCTACAAGCCGCTGCCCGGTGCGGAGGAACAGATCTACGATGCCATCTCCGACATCACCATCTCCATGAAAGCCGTCGACCATTTGGATATGCCGGAGTGCGTTCATAATGACGCCATTGTGACGCTATCCGAAACAGAGCGCAAAGCCTACGATGCCATGAAACAAGACCTGGTTATCTCGCTGAAAGGCGAAGAAATCGACGCCGGTAACGCTGCAGCGCTTGCGAATAAGCTCTCCCAGATGGCAAACGGAGCCGTCTACGGAGAGGACAAGCGTGTGTTTCAGATACACGACCGCAAGCTGGATATGCTGGAGGATCTCATCGAAGCCGCCAACGGCAAGCCCGTCCTTGTGGCGTACTGGTTCAAGCACGACCTGGAGCGCATCTCCGAGCGGCTCCACAAACGACACATCCCGTTCAGTCTGCTGGACGATTCCGACAGCATCCGCAGATGGAACAGCGGTGAGCTGCCCGTGGCACTCATCCACCCGGCTTCTGCCGGTCATGGGCTGAATCTGCAGGCAGGCGGCTCGACCCTCATCTGGTTTGGGCTGACCTGGTCGCTGGAGCTTTACCAGCAGACCAACGCCCGACTGTGGCGACAGGGACAGACCGCCGATACCGTGGTCATTCACCACATTATTGCCAAAGACACCATCGACGAGCGCATCATGACTGCGCTCCGTAAAAAAGAAAAGACCCAGACCGCACTCATCGATGCGGTCAAGGCCAACTTGGAGGGATGAGAATGGAAACCTGTTATACGAACCTCGCAAACGCTATTATTCTGGCGGCAGCGAAAGACCATCGCCGTGCGCTGCGCCGTTTGAAGAAATACCCCTGGGACAAGGATGCCGAATCCGTCAGAAAGGATTGTGAGCGGTTTTTCCGCTCCAGCTGGTTTCAGACGCTTACTTCTCTGGACGGTGAGGTGCTGATCGAAAAACTCTACCGGGAGGTGTACGGCGTATGACGGCAAAGGAATATCTCAGTCAGGCATACCGCCTCGACCAGCGCATCGATTCCAACATTGCGGAGATTACCCGCCTGCGGGAAATGGCCTGCGGTATCTCCTCTCCGTCCTGGGAGGAGAAAGTGCAGACCTCTCGCAACACGGAGGCTCCCTTCGTGCGGTGCCTGGAAAAGATCATGGACCTTGAAAAAGTGGTCAATGGTGAGATCGATACCCTCGTTGACTTGAAACGGCAGATCCGCACGACAGTGGAAACCGTTGCCAATGTCAACGAGCGCATGGTTCTCCGCTACCGCTACATCCACAACATGACCTGGGAGCAGATCGGCGGAGAGTTGAACGCAGATGAAAGTACCATTCGCAGATGGCATAAGGCAGCTCTTTCGGCAGTGGTTTTACCCACCGACCCGATTCGGATCTGAAAGACGCCGGAAATACCCGCCTTTGTCGGTAGATGCCCACCTCGACATTATGATATGATATAATCAGCGAAAAAGAATCGAGGACAGCCTCATGGGAGCAATCCCGTGGGGCTTTTCTTATGCCCAAGGAGGTGAAACGATGCCGAAGAAACCGTTGCGACCCTGCTCTCATCCCGGCTGCCCCAACCTCTGTGAAGGACAGTTTTGTGAACAGCACCGTGTGGAGGAACGCCGCAAGTACGACAAATACGAGCGAAGCTCCGATGTTAACCGCAAGTACGGCAGAGCATGGAAACGCATCCGTGACCGCTATGCGGCGGAGCATCCCCTCTGTGAGATGTGCCTCAAGGAAGGTCGGCTGACTCCGGTACAGGAAGTTCACCACATCCTGCCCGTTTCCAAAGGCGGCACTCACGCAAGAGACAACCTTATGAGCCTGTGCCAGTCCTGCCATACAAAAATACACCACGACCTTGGTGACCGGTAGGGGGATGAATATCTCCGGGACCTTTAAGGTCGGGCAACGGCCCGGGGTCACGTGTGCGAAAAAGGCGAAATCAAAAGGGTAATTAAGGGAGGTGAGCTCGGATGCCCACAAAATCGAATAACACAGGCGGGCGCGGCGGGGCAAGACCCGGTGCGGGAAGGAAGAAATCCGCAGTCAAGGACAAGGCCGAAAACGGGAATCCCGGCGGCAGAAAACTTGAAGTGCTGGATATTCCCGAAGTCGAGGGTGTTGCTATGCCGAAGCCCCATGATTTTCTTTCCGCCGAGCAGAGGGACGGCAGCGTCCTGCAGGCGCAGGAAATTTACACGGAAACCTGGCAGTGGCTCAAAGGCATCGGTTGTGCCGCAAAGGTGTCGCCGCAGCTCTTGGAGCGCTACGCCATGTGTTCCGCCCGCTGGGTGCAGTGCGAGGAAATGACCAACCGCATGGGTTTTCTCTCCAAGCACCCCACCACGGGAAAGCCGATCCCGTCTCCGTTTATTAACATCGGCATCAACTACATGAACCAGGCGGTTCGGCTCTGGAATGAGATCTTCCAGATCGTAAAAGAAAACTGCAGCACGGAATACGGCGAGTCTACGCCGCAGGATGACCTTATGGAACGCCTGCTCCGTGCGAGAAAGGGGTAACACCATGTTTGAAAAAGTAAATCCGTGCCACCCGGATAAGGTGGCGGACAGAATTGCCGGAGCACTCGTTGACCTGGCATACAAGAAAGCAGAAAATCCCCGCACTGCCGTTGAAGTCCTCATCGGCCACGGCGTTTGCCACATCATTGCGGAAACTTCCGTCATGCTGGATAAGGCAGCTGTCATTGCCGCCGTCCACCGCATTGCCGGAAATCTCGCCGTGGACTATGTAGAAGTGCCGCAGGACGGTCACCTCGCCGACAACCAGGCAGACGGTGTCCGCTGCGGCGATAACGGCATCTTCAAAGGAATGCCCGTAACCGAGGAGCAGAAAGAGCTGTCGCAGATCGCACGGAACATTTTCTCCGTGTATCCAAATGACGGCAAGTACATCCTGGACGGTGACCGGCTCATTCTCTGCCAGAGCAATGCCGAGAGTCAGCATTTGCGTGAGATTTATCCCGATGCCGAAATCAATCCCCTTGGTGACTGGACGGGCGGCACCGATGTGGACACCGGCGCTACCAACCGCAAACTCGGCTCGGATATGGCCGACTCCGTGACAGGAGGTGGTCTGCACGGCAAGGATCTGTCCAAGGCGGATGTGTCCGTCAACATCTACGCTTTCCTCAAAGCCCAGAAAACCGGCAAGCCCGTAACGCTCTGCTGCGCCATTGGGGACGATACCGTGGACGGCAGACCCTACGCCGAAATCGTGGAGATTGCCCGGAACTACATCCAATCAGTTGGCGGTTTCGAGAAGTTTGCGGAATGGGGGCTGATCTGATGAAAACAACGACCGAGATGCAGCTCGTACCTATCACGAAGCTGGTTCCCTATGTCAATAACGCCCGGACACACAGCCCGGAGCAGATCAACAAGCTCCGCTCCTCACTGCGTGAGTTTGGCTTCATCAATCCCGTTATTATCGACCGTGACTATGGCGTTATTGCCGGTCACGGTCGTATTCTTGCCGCCAAGGAGGAAGGCATTTCTGAGGTGCCGTGCGTCTTTGCCGACCACCTTACGGAAGCCCAGAAGAAGGCCTACATCATCGCCGACAACCGCATGGCAATGGACGCAGGCTGGGATGAAGAACTTCTGCGTGTGGAGATTGAGTCCTTGCAGGCGGCAGACTTCGACCCGCTCCTCACAGGTTTTGACGAAAAAGAGCTGTCAAAGCTGTTTGACGATGGAATCGAAGCCAAAGAGGACGATTTCGATGTGGATGCCGAGCTGCAAAATCCTACCTTCACGAAGTCCGGCGACATCTGGACGCTGGGACGGCATCGTCTTATCTGCGGTGACAGCACAAAAGAAGAAACCTACGCCGCCCTCATGGACGGCCGCAAGACGAACCTCGTCATCACCGACCCGCCCTACAATGTGAACTACGAGGGCAGCGCCGGAAAAATCAAAAACGACAACATGGCATCGGAGAAGTTTTTCGACTTTCTCTTCGATGCCTTTTCCAATTTGGAGAAGGTCATGGCGGACGATGCCTCCATCTATGTGTTCCACGCCGACACTGAGGGGCTGAACTTCCGAAAGGCTTTTGACGCCGCAGGGTTCTACCTCTCCGGCTGCTGTATCTGGAAGAAGCAGTCTCTGGTGCTGGGGCGCTCTCCGTATCAGTGGCAACACGAGCCGTGCCTTTACGGCTGGAAGAAGAAAGGCAAGCATCAGTGGTACACCGGTCGCAAAGAGTCCACTATCTGGGAGTTCGACAAGCCCAAGAAAAACGGCGACCATCCTACCATGAAGCCGATCCCGCTTCTGGCCTATCCCATTCAGAACAGCTCTATGGCAAACTCCGTGGTGCTCGACCCCTTCGGCGGCTCCGGTTCTACGCTCATTGCCTGTGAGCAGACCGACCGCATCTGCTATACCATCGAACTGGATGAGAAGTTCTGCGACGTCATCGTAAAACGGTACATCGAGCAGGTCGGCTCGGATGAAAAGGTCAGCGTTCTGCGGGATGGGAAAGTACTGCCCTTCACTGAGGTGGCAAATACCGCACCGGAGGTGTGAGCGTGAAAGAGCAATATCACCTTGTTTCCTTTTCCGGCGGCAAGGACTCAACCGCCATGCTTCTTGGGATGCTGGAGCGCGACATGAAAATTGACTGCATTCTTTTCTGTGATACAGGGCTTGAATTTCCTGCTATGTATGATCATATCGCAAAGGTTGAAAAGGACATAGGTCGGAGAATTACCAGCGTCAGAGCCGAGCATACCTATGAGGAACTCATGTTTGATGTTCCGGTACGGCGTAGTGCAGATTCGCCTGTCGTCCGGCAATACGGAGTGCAATTGAATGGCTACGGATGGCCTGGCCCTCGGCAGCGGTGGTGTACCACACGGCTCAAGGCGATGCCGCGAGAGCGTTTTCTGAGGGAACTGCGGAAACAGTATGAGGTCATTGAATATGTCGGCATTGCCGCCGATGAGCAATATCGCCTGGAACGAGCGAACAATCAGAATCCCAACCACCGACACCCGTTGGTAGATTGGGGCTGGACGGAGCGCGACTGCCTGCGGTATTGCTATGAGCGTGGATATGATTGGGATGGCCTGTATGAGCATTTCAAGCGCGTGTCCTGCTGGTGCTGTCCGCTGCAATCGTTGACGGAGCTGCGGGAGCTGCATCAGCACTTTCCAGGACTTTGGGAGCAACTGAAAACATGGGATAAACGAACCTGGCGAAACTTCCGTGCCGACTACAGCGTGGAGAATTTGGAGGTTCGTTTTTTGCTGGAGCGCGAGTGGACGGCTGCCGGAAAGTCTATCCGAAGCAGAGCGTTCTACACTGCGCTGAGAGAACGATTGGAGGCATCCAGATGAAAACTGAAAAGCCTTTGACCCTCGGAAGCCTCTTTGACGGCTCTGGGGGTTTTCCGTTGGGCGGACTGCTTGCCAGTATCACTCCCGTGTGGGCTTCGGAAATTGAGCCGTTTCCCATTCGAGTGACCACCAAGCGTCTGCCTTTTATGAAGCACTACGGGAATATCTCCGCTATGGACGGCGGCAGAATCGAACCCGTGGACATTATCACCTTCGGCAGCCCGTGCCAGGACATGAGCGTGGCTGGCCGAAGAGACGGCTTGGACGGAAAGCGTTCAAGTCTTTTTTATGAAGCCGTCCGAATCATCAAAGAAATGAGGTGTGCCACCGATGGCAAATATCCAAGATGGATCTGCTGGGAGAATGTCCCCGGCGCCTTCTCCTCGAACAAGGGCGAGGACTTCAAAGCCGTCCTCGAAGCGGTCATCGGCATCGTCGAGCCGGAGACCGAGGTGCCTATGCCTGAAAAGGCACGATGGCCCTACGCCGACCTTTACATGGGAGACGGATGGAGCGTTGCGTACCGAACTCTTGACGCACAATACTGGGGAGTTCCCCAGCGAAGACGCCGCATCTACCTTGTCGCAGATCTTGCAGGCAGAAGTGCCGGAAAAATACTATTTGAGTCAGAAGGCTTGTCTGGGTATTCTGCGGAGGGCTTCCGCTCGTGGCAAAGAGCTGCCGGAAGTTTTGCGCCTTGCACTGGAGCGGCAGGCTATGACGGGTACAACGGCAGTCTGACGGAGGAGGTTTCTTCCACACTCGGCGTGAACTGCGGGATGAGTACAGGCCGGAATGGTATTGTTTTGAACGACCAGGGTGGCAACCGTATAGATGTTACCGAAGAGGTCACATCCACGCTCCGTGCTGAAGCGCACCACCCGCCCTGCGTGATGGAATCGGCAGGCTTCTGCACCGAGCATTCCGCAAAGAGCCGCACCATCGGCTATGAGGAAGAGTGTTCTCCCACGCTCCGTGCAGGTGTTGTTCCTGCGGCGGTGGCACTGGAAAACCATCCGACCGACAGCCGGGTCAAGCTATCCGAGGACGGGAATGTGCAGACGCTGACCTCCCGCATGGGGACGGGCGGCAACAATGTACCGCTTGTGATGAAGATCCGCTCCGGCTGCGAAGGCGGCGGCAAGGGTCCGCTCATTCAGGAGAACAAATCCGCAACTCTGTCCTGCAACAATGACCAGACGCTGTTCGAGCCTTGCGGCTGGGACGGCGGGCAGATTTCTCCGACGCTCACCAAACAGAACGCAGGCGGAAACCAGCGGATGCCGGACAAGGACAATTTTACCTGCGTCCTTCAGCCCTTCGGGATCTCCTCCAAGGATTCCAATGCCATGAAGTCGGATAATCCCCACAGCGGGATCTACGAAGCGGAAACTGCACGGACGCTTGACGGCAACGGCGGCAACCCCTCCTGCAATCAAGGCGGCATTGCCGTTGTTGCTTTCACGCAAAATCAACGTGATGAAGTTCGTGACCTGGGCGACCGCTCCGCTGTGGTGTGCGCCAACGCAGGGACGAAACAGCAGACCTATGTGCTGCAAGGCTCCATGATCGGCCGTGAGGACAAAAACGGTCCCCAGGGTGACGGCATCAACGAGGATGTCAGCTTTACACTTAACACCGTTGACCGCCATGCCGTGTACAGCATGACAACGGGCAGCTTCACCCAGGTTTCCAAGGAAAAAGCGCCGACCGTCCTCGCACGGGATTACAAAGACCCGACCGCTGTCTGCTACGGCATTGGCAGGGACACCTTCAACCAGGGGCAGAACGCCAAGTTCGCTCCGACCTTTGAAGAGGAGCTTCAGCCGACACTGGTAGCCAAAGGACCGGGCGCTATCCAAAGCGGATACACCGTCCGCCGTTTGACACCCACCGAGTGCGCCAGACTCCAAGGCTTCCCGGACAACTGGTGTGCCGACCTCGGTACGGAAAAACCGTCCGATGAGGAAATGTACTTCTGGCACAAGGTGTTCAAGACCTACTCCGAAGTGACCGGCTGCAAGATGAAGTCCGACAAGCAGGTCGCAAAGTGGCTGAAAGACCCGTATTCCGACAGTGCGGAATATAAGATGTGGGGCAACGGCGTGGCACTCCCGTGCGTATGGTTCGTACTCTGTGGAATTGTGTGGTATGCACAGTCCGGCGGCGATAATGCGCCGATATAATCTACACAGGAAATGTGCAGATATAGCTGGATAAGTGCCCAGCCTGACGGTAATATGTGACTACCATAAAACAAGGAGGTCACGAACATGACGATTACAATCCATGCACAGGGCGCAGAGCGCAAGCGGCTGGTTAAGACCATCTCCGACTGGCTTGGTGTCCCCGCAAAGTACTGTGGCGCACCCACATTCAACTATGAGGTGGATTACTTCACCATCGACCGAAACGGCAGCCTTTCCTTTGATGACCGTACCGACAGTGAGGTCATTGAACGCCTGCTGCAGCACATCTACGATGAGGGCTTTGACATCGACCAGAGCCACACTGATGACAAGGACGAGCCTTGCGCCGTCTGCATTTCCATGCCGAAGAGTCTGTTCACCGACAGCAATCTGGAAAACCTCAAGGCACTCATTGCCGCCAAGGGTGGTCTTATCAAGAAAGCTCTCGGAGTCCCTGACCTGCCACTGGAAATCACGGACACGAAGGTATCCTTCCCTTGGTTCCCGGCGACTCCCACCCCGGACGAGATGAAAGCCTATGACACCTTTATTTGCAAGCTGTGCGAAATGGCACGAAATCAAAGCCGTGTCAATTCTTCCGAAAAACCGATTGAAAATGAGAAGTATGCATTCCGTTGTTTCCTGCTTCGGCTGGGTTTCATTGGTGATGAATACAAGACCGCTCGAAAAATCCTGCTGAAGGACCTCTCCGGCTCTTCGGCTTTCAGAAACGGAGGTGCGCAGCATGAGATTTCCGAGTAAAGAGACTGTCGAGCGTATCCGTAAGGAATACCCGGTCGGCACCCGTGTGGAGCTTGTTCAGATGGATGACCCACAGGCACCGCCTGTCGGCACGAAAGGCACCGTGCGAGGTGTGGATGACATCGGCAGCATCATGATCGCTTGGGATAACGGCTGCGGTCTGAGCGTGGCATATGGCGAGGATATCTGCCGTAAACTGCTATAATATACACAGTTTTCAGACCACAAGATCGTGTAGTTTATGGCTCAGATATAACTGGATATAGTGTGCTTTCAGAGGTAATATGTGACTACCGAAAGGGAAAACAAACCAAAACGGAGGTCACAAACATGAGCCAGAGAACAGAAAACCAGGTAGCCGAAATGAAGAAGCAGACCATCGGGGTCGAGGTCGAAATGAACAGCATCACCAGAGAGAAGGCCGCAAGGCTGGCAGCCACATTCTTTGGTACCGGGCGGTACGAGAACACCGCTTGCCGCAACGGCTACTGCACTTGGTCGGCTTGGGATGAGAGCGGACGCGAGTGGAAATTCCAGAAGGACGTCAGCATCGCGGGCCCGGACAGCGAGAAATGCGAGATGGTCACGCCGATCCTCACCTACGTTGACATGGAGACCTTGCAGGAGCTGGTTCGCCGCCTCCGCAAAGCCGGAGCAAAAAGTGATGCCACAAGAGGCTGCGGTGTTCACATCCACATCGGCGCCAAAGGGCACACGCCCCAAACGCTCCGAAACCTCGCAAACATCATGGCAAGCCACGAAGACCTCCTGGCAAGCGCACTGAACCTCGACAGAGGCCGCATCAGCCGCTACTGCCGCACGGTTGACCCCAGATTCCTGGAACGGCTGAACAACAGAAAACCCACCACCATGGCAGCCTTGGCTGATATTTGGTATGGCAGCCAGAACGCCGACTACGGCAGAAGCCAGCACTACAACGACAGCCGCTACCATATGCTGAACCTCCACGCCACCTTCACCAAGGGAACGGTCGAGTTCCGGCTCTTCCAGTTCGATGCTCCGGCAGACGGCAAGCAGAACGGACTCCACGCTGGTCAGCTCAAGAGTTACATTCAGCTGTGCCTCGCCCTGAGCCAGATGGCAAAGACGGTCAGAACCGCAAGCCCCAAGCCCCAGCAGAACGAGAACCCCAAATACGCAATGCGCACTTGGCTCCTTCGCCTCGGCTTTATCGGCGACGAGTTCAAGACCGCAAGAGAGCTCCTCACGAAGCGCCTGGATGGGGATGCAGCCTTCCGCAGCGGCAGAGCAGCCGCTTGAAGGACGCAGCCCAGAGGCCCCCGAACCCGCTGATGGCGGGCTTTCGGTGGTAGAAGGCAACTTCGGAAAGGAGTATTTTTTATGGAAAAACGCTATTACATCGCTTATGGCAGCAACCTCAATGTCCGTCAGATGCGGATGCGCTGCCCGTCGGCACGGATCATCGGCACATCGGTTCTCAAGGATTACGAACTGCTTTTCAAGGGCAGCAAAACAGGCTCTTACCTTACGGTGGAAAAGAAGTACGGTGTCTCAGTTCCTGTTGCTGTATGGGAAGTCACCGCAGAGGATGAAAAAGCCCTGGACCGTTACGAGGGCTTCCCGAACTTCTATTACAAGAAGGAGTTGACCCTACCAATCAAGGGTATCCGCACGGGCAAAATCCGTAAGCGCCGGGTATTCGTGTACATCATGCATGAGGACAGGCCCATCGGCATTCCGTCCATTCCTTATATGCAGACCTGCATCCAGGGCTACGACGATTTTGGCTTTGACCGGCTTGTGCTGATAGACGCTTATCTCAAATGTGGGGAGGAACATCATGAGGGAAAATAAAATCATCCGAATATCGGTCTGTCCCAGGTGCGGGCAAGCTTACCGGGAGCATCCGGCTCTTTCAAGGCTCGACAACGAAACACTCATCTGCCCGGATTGTGGCACACGGGAAGCACTCGACTCCATCGGCGTAAAGCCGGAGGAGCAGGAGCAGATTATTGCCTCCATTCACCGCTGCCGCCAGCCGGAATAACGCTGTAAAATACACAGTTTTTACTCCGAATGATCGTGTACTATATGCCACCGAAATGACTGGATATATCCCAGACATGACGGTAATATACACTCACAACAAAACAAACGGAGGTACACGATTATGTGGAAAGAAGGCAGCATCAGAGTTAACGGTGAGGTTTTTCACTACTGGATGAAGCAGTACGACAAAGGCTCCGAGTGGGGTATCGACGGCGGACGCATTTCCAAGCTCATGTTCAAGCGGGACGGCAAAATCGTCTGCAACTACGACAGAGGCTGGGACATCGAACCCGCCGATGAAAACACACTACTTGCGCTGGAGCTTCTGCTCCACAGCGAGAACTGGTAAAAAACCGAAATTTCAAAGCAACGGCTCCGAGAGGGGCTGCTGCTCGTTGTACGGAAGGTCGCACCGATTTCGGTGGCGGCTATTTTTATTGCTCTGCCGGAGGGGGTGAGAAATTGCGAAAGCTGAAAAACTACAAGCCGACAAGGTTCATGGAGAAAACCTCCCGCTACGATACGGACGCTGCGGATTATGCCGTAATGTTCATCGAAAGTCTCTGCCACACCAAAGGCACCTGGGCGAGAAAGCCCTTCGAGCTTATTGATTGGCAGGAGCAGATCATTCGGGACATCTTTGGTGTCCTCAAGCCGAACGGCTATCGGCAGTTCAACACTGCCTACATCGAGATACCCAAGAAACAAGGCAAGTCCGAACTTGCCGCTGCGGTGGCGCTTCTGCTCACCTGCGGTGACGGCGAGGAACGTGCCGAGGTCTACGGCTGCGCCGCCGATCGGCAGCAGGCGTCCATCGTTTTCAATGTGGCGGCGGATATGGTGCGGATGTGTCCGGCACTCTCCAAACGGGTCAAGATACTGGATTCCCAGAAGCGGCTCATTTATCAGCCAACGGGCAGTATCTACCAGGTGCTCTCCGCAGATGTCGGCAACAAACACGGCTTCAATACCCACGGCGTGGTGTTCGATGAGCTGCACACCCAGCCGAACCGCAAGCTCTTTGATGTTATGACCAAGGGTTCCGGTGACGCCCGGATGCAGCCGCTGTATTTCCTCATCACTACAGCCGGAAACGATACAAAGTCCATCTGCTATGAGATCCACCAAAAGGCCAAGGACATCATCGAGGGACGCAAAATCGACCATACCTTCTATCCCGTCATCTACGGTGCGGAGGAATCGGACGATTGGACGGACCCGAAGGTTTGGAAGAAAGCCAATCCCTCCCTCGGCATCACGGTCGGCATCGACAAGGTCAAGGACGCCTGCGAGTCTGCCAAGCAGAACCCCGGCGAGGAGAACTCCTTCCGACAGCTGAGACTCAACCAATGGGTCAAACAGGCGGTACGCTGGATGCCGATGGACAAGTGGGACAAATGCGAATTCGCTGTCTGCGAGGATGATCTGGAAGGTCGCGTCTGCTACGGCGGTCTGGACTTGTCCTCCACAACGGATATTACAGCATTCGTTCTGGTGTTTCCGCCGGAAGATGAGAACGACAAATACATCATCCTGCCGTACTTCTGGATACCGGAGGACAACCTCGACCTCCGAGTCCGGCGTGACCATGTGCCATACGATGTGTGGGAGCGACAAGGCTTTCTGCAAACCACCGAGGGCAATGTGGTTCATTACGGCTACATTGAGAAGTTCATTGAGAGCCTGGGCGAACGGTTTAATATCCGTGAAATTGCTTTTGACCGCTGGGGCGCTGTGCAGATGGTGCAGAACCTGGAAGGCATGGGCTTTACGGTCGTTCCGTTCGGGCAGGGCTTCAAAGATATGTCCCCACCGACCAAGGAACTCATGAAGCTGGTGCTGGAGCAGCGCATTGCCCACGGCGGGCATCCTGTCCTCCGCTGGATGATGGACAACATTTTCATCCGCACCGACCCGGCAGGCAACATCAAGCCGGACAAGGAAAAATCCACAGAGAAAATCGATGGTGCTGTGGCAACGATTATGGCACTTGACCGCGCTATCCGCTGCGGCAACGATAATGGTGCTTCGGTTTATGATAACCGAGGCATTTTGTTTATATGAAGGGAGTTTTACTATGGGTATCTTTTCAGGGCTGTTCAAATCCAGGGACAAGCCTCAAAACCGCACGACGGGCAGCAACTACGCCTTTTTCTTCGGCGGTACTACTTCCGGTAAAGCGGTGACGGAACGCTCCGCCATGCAGATGACCGCCGTGTATTCCTGCGTCCGCATCCTGTCGGAGGCAGTGGCGGGACTGCCGCTGCACCTATATAAATATACAGACAGCGGCGGCAAGGCAATGGCGCTCGACCATCCGCTCTACCGCTTGCTCCACGATGAGCCGAACCCGGAGATGAGTTCTTTCGTGTTCCGGGAAACACTCATGACACATCTGCTCCTCTGGGGTAATGCCTATGCGCAGATCATCCGAAACGGAAAGAACGAGATCGTTGCCCTGTACCCTTTGATGCCGAACAAGATGTCGGTGGACAGAGACGAGGATGGTCGCCTGTACTACACCTATTACCGTGGCACAGACGAGGCTATCAAGAACAAGGAGTTCGCCGTAACGCTTCAGCCCTCGGATGTGCTGCATATTCCCGGACTCGGCTTTGACGGGCTGGTCGGTTACAGTCCCATTGCAATGGCGAAGAACGCCATCGGCATGGCTATCGCCTGTGAGGAGTATGGCGCGAAATTCTTCGCCAACGGTGCTGCACCGGGCGGTGTGCTGGAACACCCCGGCACGATCAAAGACCCGCAGCGTGTGCGTGAGAGCTGGCAGTCCACCTTCGGCGGCAGCGGCAATGCCAATAAAATCGCCGTGCTTGAGGAAGGCATGAAATACACGCCCATCGGCATCTCGCCGGAGCAGGCACAGTTCCTCGAAACACGCAAATTCCAAATCAATGAAATTGCTCGAATTTTCCGAGTTCCGCCCCACATGGTCGGTGACCTGGAAAAGTCGAGCTTTTCTAATATCGAGCAGCAGTCCCTTGAGTTTGTAAAATACACCCTCGACCCCTGGGTCATCCGTTGGGAGCAGTCCATTCAACGCTCCCTGCTGAACTCCGAGGAAAAGAAGAAGTACTTTGCAAAATTCAATGTGGAAGGTCTGCTTCGCGGCGATTACCAGTCCCGCATGAACGGGTACGCCATCGGCCGCCAGAACGGCTGGATGTCCGCAAATGACATCCGGGAGCTTGAAAACCTCGACCGTATCCCGGCAGAGGATGGCGGCGATTTGTACCTCATTAACGGCAATATGCTCCCGCTGAAGAATGCGGGTGCTTTTGCAGATACACCTACCGATGACGGAAAGGAGGAAGAAACCGATGAAGAAGTTCTGGAATTGGAAGAGCCGAACGGTGACGAACTCGGAGACGCAGGAACAGACACAGGAAAGAACCCTGTTCCTGAACGGGACCATCGCCGAGGAAAGCTGGTTTGACGATGATGTCACCCCGCAGCTTTTCAAGGACGAATTGATGGCGGGCTCCGGCGACATCACTGTCTGGATCAACAGCCCCGGCGGCGACTGCGTGGCTGCAGCGCAAATCTACAATATGCTCATGGACTACAAGGGTGATGTGACCGTGAAAATCGATGGCATTGCGGCATCCGCAGCCTCCGTCATCGCTATGGCAGGCACGAAGGTGCTGGTGTCCCCGGTGTCCATGCTTATGATCCACAACCCCATGACAGCGGCATTCGGCAATTCGGAGGAAATGCAGAAAGCCATCGAAATGCTCTCAAGCGTTAAGGATTCCATCATCAACGCCTACGAGATCAAGACGGGGCTTTCCCGTGCCAAGCTCTCGCACCTCATGGATGCCGAAACTTGGATGGACGCAAACAAGGCTGTGGAACTCGGCTTTGCGGACGAAATCATGCAAAGAAGCCTGGAATCCGAAGAGGTGCCCACACCAGCCGTTTCCATGCTGTATTCCAAGGCGAATGTGGTGAACTCTCTCATGGAGAAAATCGCCGCAAAGTGCGCCATCACCCCGAAATCCAACCGTACACAAAAAGCCGATGACCTTATGGAGCGGCTCAATCTCATTAAAAACTGGAGGTAATTTATATGACTATCAACGAACTGCGTGAAAAGCGCAACCAGGCTTGGAACGCTGCAAAGGCATTTGTGGAGACCAAGCGTGATAAGGACGGTCTGCTTTCCGATGAGGATGCTGCGACCTATGCTCAGATGGAAAAGAAGGTGCAGGACTACAGTGCCGAGATCGAGCGCATGGAAGCCATGTCCGCATTGGAGGCGCAGCTGAACAGACCCACTTCCTCTCCCATCACCGAGAAGCCCATGAACGGCAAGTCCACCGCTGATGAGAAGCCCAAGACCGGTCGTGCTTCCGATGCCTACCGCGCCGGAATGCTTACTGCCCTTCGCAGCAACTTCCACCAGGTGAGCGATGTCCTTCGCGAGGGTGTTGACGCTGACGGCGGCTACCTCGTACCCGAGGAGTATGATTCCCGCCTTATTCAGACGCTTTCCGAGGAAAACATCATGCGAAAGCTCGGTCACACCATCACCACATCCGGTGAGCACAAGATCAACATTGCAGCGACTGCGCCTGCCGCTGCGTGGATTGAGGAAGGCGGCGCACTCTCTTTCGGTGACGCAACCTTTGCACAGATCCTTCTGGACGCGCACAAGCTCCATGTCGCTATCAAGGTGACCGAGGAACTGCTCTACGACAATGCGTTCAAGCTGGAGGATTACATTCTCACCGAGTTTGGCAAGGCACTCGCCAATGCCGAGGAGGACGCATTCCTCAACGGCACCGGTGTCGGTCAGCCGCTTGGCCTGTTTGCGGAAACCGGCGGTGGTCATGTGGCAGAAACGCTTACTGCCGCACTCAAGAGCGATGACCTCATCACCCTCATCCATGCGCTGAAGCGTCCCTACCGCAAGTCTGCCTCTTTCATCATGAACGACAAGACTATCGCGCAGATCCGCAAGCTGAAGGACAACAACGGTGCGTATATCTGGCAGCCTTCCTATCAGGCAGGCGAACCGGACCGCATTCTCGGCTACACGGTTCATACCTCTGCGTATGCTCCGGAGAATGCTATCGCTTTCGGCGATTACAACTATTACAACATCGGCGACCGCGGCACCCGTTCCTTCAAGCAGCTCAACGAGCTGTTCGCGGGCAACGGCATGATCGGTTTCGTGGCTAAAGAGCGTGTGGACGGCAAACTTATTCTCCCCGAAGCCGTTCAGATCCTCAAGCTGAAAGCCGAATAAGGAAGGAGGCGGCGGTGATGGACGAGCTTCTTTCCAAAGTAAAAGCCAACCTTATCCTGGAACACACGGCGGATGATGAGCTGCTGAAAGGCTACATCACCGCCGCTGTTTCTTACGCCGAAAGCTACCAGCACATCCCGGAGGGGTTCTATAAGGAGAATCCCATGCCAGCCACCACAGAGCAGGCCGTCATCATGCTGTCCTCCCACTTCTATGAATCGAGAGATGGCTCGACAGGCGGCTTCTTTGCGGATAACACCGGAGCGGCGCAGCAGGTGTGGAACACCGTCAATCTGCTGCTCCGCTTGGATAGGCGGTGGCAGGTATGAGTTTTGGAAAAATGAACGGCTTTGCCGACATCGTAGAAACCCGTCAAATCAAGGACAGCGAGGGCTTCATCCATTCCGAGAATGAAGTCCTCGCTTCCGTCCGTGTCTATCGGGAAGGTCGGCACGGCAGTCAGCGTTGGGCGAACCTCGCTGCATTCAGCGAAGCGACCGACCTGTTCCGCTTTCGGTGTATTCCTGGGCTGACGGTCACTACCGACCAGTTTCTCATCTGCGATGACTGTCGCTACGACATTGTGTCCGTGGAGGATGTAAAGGGGCGTGGGATGTACATTGAGGTGCTGGCAAAGAAGGAGGTGCCGACCGTTGGCTAAGTGCGACATGAAAATGCCGGAGGATTTCCTCCTGAAGATTTCCAAGCTCGGCAGCAACTTTGACAGTGTGGCAGATACCGTCCTGCAGGCCGGTGGTGAGGTCGTGCTGAAGAGAGTCAAGAGCAATCTTTCCTCCGTTATTGGCAGAGGGACAAAGTTCAAATCCCGCACCACGGGCGAACTGGAAGGTGCGCTTGGCCTTTCTCCCTCCAAGCTGAACCGGGACGGTAACCACGACATCAAGGTCGGTTTCGCCGAACCTCGCTCGGACGGCGGCAGCAACGCCAAACTTGCCAACATTCTCGAATACGGCAAGCACGGTCAGCCTGCAAAACCGTTTCTGAAACCTGCGAAAACGGCGTCCCGGCAGGAATGCATCGATGCCATGACCAAGGCGCTGGATGAGGAGGTGGAAAAGCTGTGAGCCTGCTATCCGATTTACAAACCATCGCCGAGCATTGCGGTGTTCCAGTGGAAACGGGTATGTTCTCCGGCAAAGCACCGGACACATATCTGGTCATCACGCCGCTGTCGGACAACTTCGAGCTTCACGCCGACAACGCTCCCGGCTGCGAAACGCAGGAGGCACGGCTGTCCCTCTTCACAAAGGGCAGCTACACCAAACTGAAAAATGCACTCGTCCGTGCCTTGCTGGGTGCAGATTTTTATATTACCGACCGCCGGTACATCGGCTTTGAAACCGAGACCGGCTATCATCACTACGCCATTGACGTGGCGCAAATCTACGAACTGGAGGAATAAGTTATGGCGACTATCGGTCTTGACAGACTGTATTACGCAAAAATCACCGAGAACGATGCCGGTGAGGAAACCTACGGTACGCCGTCTCAGCTTGCGAAAGCCATCTCCGCCGACCTTTCGGTGGAATTGGCAGAAGCGACGCTCTATGCCGATGACGGTGCTTCGGAGATCGTGAAGGAATTCAAATCCGGCACACTCTCCCTCGGCATTGACGATATCGGCTCTGCGGCGGCATCCGACCTCACGGGTGCAACCATCGACAAAAACAAGGTGCTGATTTCCGCATCCGAGGACGGCGGCGACCCTGTGGCGGTGGGCTTCCGCGCCAAGAAGTCCAACGGCAAGTACAAGTATTACTGGCTGTACCGAGTGAAATTCGGTATTCCGGCGACAAACCTTGCCACCAAGGGTGACAGCATCACCTTCTCCACGCCGACCATTGAGGGCACTATTCTGCGCCGCAACAAGGCAGACGCAGGTGGCAAACACCCGTGGAAAGCGGAGGCTTTGGAGGGCGATGTGACCGCAGCGACCATCACGAACTGGTATAAGGAAGTATACGAGCCGACCTATACCACGACGCCCGAAAAACAGGGTTAACGGAGGTAACGCACAATGGATAACGAAAGAACCGCAGTTATCAACATCGGTGACGAGGAGTACACGCTGCTCCTCACAACCAAAGCCACCAAGGAGATCGCCGGTCGCTACGGCGGTCTGGAAAACCTCGGTGAGAAGCTGATGAAGTCCGAGAACTTTGAAATGGCAATCGGCGAGATCGTATGGCTGATTACGCTTTTGGCAAATCAGAGCATCCTCATCCACAATCTCAAAAACAAGGATGCGCCCAAGGAGCTGCTCACGGAAGATGTGGTGGAGCTTCTGACCACGCCCCTCGACCTTGCCGGATACAAAACCGCTATTACGGAAGCTCTCTACAAGGGTACCAAGCGGAATGTGGAAAGTGAGAAAGACGCAAAAAACGCGCAAGTCGGGTAACGGTCTCCGATGCGGAGCTGTTTACCCGGCTTCTTTATTACGGCCTTGCCCACCTTCATCTGTCGCAGGATGAAGTGTGGCTGATGCCGTTCGGTCTGCTTTTGGACTTATGGGAGTGCCATAAGCAGTATAACGGGCAGGCTGTTCCTGCTCACGAACACTACATTGACGATATTATCCCGGACGGCATTTAAGGAGGTGACGGTACATGGCAGATAGTTTCGGACTGAAGATCGGTCTTGAGGGCGAAAAGGAATTCAAAAAAGCACTGGCGGAGATCAACCAGTCCTTCAAGGTGCTCGGCTCCGAAATGAAGCTCGCCACCTCTCAGTTCGATAAAAACGATAAATCCGTGGAGGCACTCGCCGCGCGGAATAAGGTGCTGCGAAAAGAGATCGATGAGCAGACGACAAAAATCGACACCCTTCGCAAGGCCCTGCAGAATGCCGCCACCTCTTTCGGAGAGAATGACCGTCGCACCCAGAACTGGCAGATCCAACTCAACAATGCCGAAGCCGCCCTCAATGACATGAACCGGGAGCTGGACGAGAACGAAAAAGCCATCAAGGAGGGCGGCAAGGCTGCGGAGGAATCCGGCAGTAAGTTTGAAGGCTTCGGCAAGGTTCTCAAAACCGTAGGTGTGGCACTCGGTGCTGTGGCTGTTGCCGCAGGTGCCGCCGCCGTGAAGCTCGGCAAAGAGGTCATCGCCGCCTATGCGGACTACGAGCAGCTGGTCGGCGGTGTCGACACCCTGTTCAAGGACTCCTCGCAGGAGATTCAGCGGTATGCCGCCAACGCATACAAAACGGCCGGTCTTTCCGCCAACGAGTACATGGAGACGGTCACAGGCTTCTCCGCAAGCCTGATCCAGTCCCTCGGCGGCGATACCGAGAAAGCCGCAAAGTATGCGGATATGGCAATCACGGATATGTCCGATAACGCCAACAAGATGGGCACGGATATGTCCTCCATTCAGAATGCCTACCAGGGCTTTGCCAAGCAGAACTACACAATGCTCGACAACCTCAAGCTGGGCTATGGCGGCACAAAGCAGGAAATGGAGCGACTGCTTGCCGATGCGGAGAAGATATCCGGCGTCAAGTATGACATCTCCTCCTATGCAGATGTGGTGGAAGCCATCCATGTCATGCAGGAAAGCATGGACATTGCAGGCACCACCGCCAAGGAAGCGGAAGCCACCATATCCGGCTCTGTCAATGCGCTGAAATCCGCCGTGTCGAACCTCATCGTAGGCTTCGGCGATGCGGACGCTGACATGGAGCTGTTGTGCAACAACATGGTGGATGCCTTCAAGATCGTGGTGGCGAACATCACCCCGGTCATTGAGAACATCGTGGCGGCTCTGCCCACGGCGCTGGACGCTCTGCTGACGGCTGTGGGTGAACTGCTGCCCACACTGCTGGAAGCAGTCACCGAACTGTTCTCGCAGGTGCTGGAAACGCTGCTGTCCCTGCTTCCGCAGCTTATCCCGGCGGCGGTGTCCGCGCTTATGACCATCGTGAACACGCTGATTGAGAATCTGCCCCTGCTCATTGATGCGGCAGTTCAGTTGGTGTCCACGCTGGTGACAGGCATTGCGGATGCACTGCCTACGCTCATCCCGGCAGCGGTGCAGGCTATCGTCACCATCGTGCAAGGGCTGGTGGACAGCCTGCCGATGCTTCTGGATGCAGCGCTGCAGCTTATAACAGGGCTTGCCCAGGGACTCTTGGACGCACTGCCCGTGCTGATTGCAGCTCTGCCGGAGATTATCAACGGCATCATTACCTTTTTACTGGATTCGATTCCGCAGATCATTGAAACAGGCATTCAGCTTCTGACCTCGCTTGTTGCCGCATTGCCGGATATCATTATGGCAATCGTGGAAGCTATTCCGAAAATCATAGACGGCATTATCACCGCCGTGCTGAATGCCATACCGCTCATTATTCAAGCGGGCATCGACCTGCTGATTTCTCTCATTCAAGCCCTGCCACAGATCATCACGACTATCGTGCAGGCGATTCCACAAATTATCTCCGGCATCGTCAATGCCCTCATCGGGAACATCGACAAGATCATCATGGCAGGTGTGCAGTTGTTCGTTGCGCTGATTGAAAACCTACCTACTATTATCGTGGAGATCGTCAAGGCGGTGCCGCAGATCATTGCAGGTATCGTGAAAGCCTTCGGCTCTCTGATGTATAAAATCGTGGAGATCGGCGGCAATATCGTCAAGGGACTGTGGAGCGGCATTACCCAGCTTGCCTCGTGGCTGTGGGATAAGGTGTCCGGGTGGATCTCCTCCATCTGGGACGGCATCTGCGATTTCTTCGGTATCCATTCGCCCTCGAAGGAGATGGCATGGGTCGGTGAAATGCTGGTCAAGGGTCTTGCAGGCTCCATTGACGACAACGGCGATGAAGCGGTCAAAGCCGCAGAAGGAATGGCAGAGGACATCAACGGCGTCATGGGCGACCTTGCTCACGATATGCAGACGGCTCTGCCCACCGACTTTGACGTGAACGGCTCGATCCGCTCTGCCGTGGACGGTGTGGTCGGAAAGGCGGCATCCGCTTTCACCATTGCCCTGAACATTACGAACTTCAACAATTACAGCAGCGAGGACATCCGTCAGCTCACCAATGAAGTCATGGAAACGGCGAACCAGTTCGCCCAGCGGAAAGGAGTGGTATTCGCATGAGCTATTTCACCTACAACGGCCGCAGTTCCGCTGAGTTCGGTCTGCATATCGAGAAGAAGGACGTGTTCTCCGCACCGGGATACGATGCGGAGTTCATTTCCATTCCCGGCAGGAGCGGTGACATCATCAATCCGAACCACCGCTTTGCCAACATCAAGGTGACCTACACAGTGTTCCTCGCTCGGAAGAATATAGCCGCACTTGCCGCTGTCCTGCGGAACATTAAGGGCTGGCTTTATTCCGAGCCGGACAGATACCACGAAATCACCGACTCTTACGATGCGGAGTATTTCCGCTACGGTGTCATCTCCGGCAATCTGGACATTGAGGAGCAGCTAAACAAGGTCGGCAGCTTTACCGTGACCTTCAACTGCAAGCCCTATAAATACAGTTTTGCGGGACAGGAAACGGTGTCGGCTGACGCCTCCGAACTGACGATTACAAATCCCACTGCTTTTGAGAGTCGACCGTATATTAAGCTATACGGCAGCGGTGCGGTAGCACTAATGATGCAGCCCCAAGGCCGGGGCATGATGATTTCCAATCTGGATGAGTACATCGAGATCGACAGTGAGCTGATGAACTGCTTCAAAGACACCATCCTCAAAAACGATAAGGTTAAGGGTACGGAGTTTCCTGTTCTCAAGCCGGGTGTTTGCACCATCAACTGCACTGGTGATGTAACGAGAATTGAGGTCATTCCGAGGTGGTGCTGTCTGTAAAAAAGCAGGGCTATCGTTTTCACGAAAGTCCTGCTAAAAAACAAACTCACTTTTTCAATTTCAGACCGTCTCTAAACGCTTCACCCACGCGCTCGGTGACCTTGTAATAGCCATGGGTGTAGGGGTCAAAGGCAATGGCATTGACTTTAGACATATCAATTTTTCCGTCCACCATAACGCTCTCATCGGCAGTGACATTGACTACCTTGCCGATGACGCCGCAACCGTATTCATTGTTCTGATACTCGATAAACTTGCACTCCAAACAAATCGGGAACTCGTTGATGACAGGGGCATCTACGGTTTCGGCTTTGCCGGCGGTCAGACCGCTGCGGGCAAATTTGTCGGCAACCTTGTTGCCGGACTCCACGCCGAAATAATCCGCCTCGACCATGTGGGCGGCATCGGCAATGCTGACGGTAAATGCGCCCCGCGCCTTGATGTTCTGCACGGTTTTGTGGGTCTCGGTGAGGTTCAGCGCAACGGTGTCCCGTTCCTGCATGGTGCCCCATGCGGCATTCATGACATTCACGCTGCCGTCCTCGTTATAAGTCGCAACCATCAGAACCGGCATAGGGAAAATGCCCTCGGTAATTTTCAGCTTTGTTCTCATGACAACTTCTCCTTTTGCTCGTATTGACAGGATTGTTCATCCTGATTATAATTATACTCAAGCAAATCAAAAATTCAAGTACTGGCTAAAAAGACAGGTACTATCTTTGGAGAAAGCAAATGATTAAGAACTATATTGAGAACGCCAATTTTGAGGACACCGGCTTTGCCTACACGCTGTCGCTGATCTCCGGCAAGCACAAGATGGTCATTCTTTACTGCTTGATGGAGTTTGAGACGGTGCGGTTCAATGAACTGAAACGGTATCTGAAAACCATTTCTGACAAGACTCTCAGCACGAATCTCAAGGAGCTGGAAGCAGACAAACTGATCGTCCGCACAGAGTATCCGCAGATCCCACCGAAGGTGGAGTATTCTCTCTCCAAGCGTGGAAAGTCGCTAATGAAGGTGCTCGATCAGCTCTGTGTCTGGGGTGAGGAGAATCGACTGACAAAATGACAAATTCCAGTTTGTCGATTTGACATCATGGTTTGTCGATCTACAAGTAAATTACTCTTATCACACCACCAGGGAGCAATCCCCGGTGGTATTTTTATGCCCGGAAGGAGGTGGTTTTCATGATCCCGGTGCTTTATTTGCCCAACGCTGCGGACTTTTCGACATTCGGCCTTGGTGTGATGACGGATACCATTTCCTGCGAAGTGACCGAAGAGCGAAACGGTGTGTTTGAATGTCTGCTGAAATATCCCGTGAGCGGTCAGCACTACGGGCTTATCACCAAGGAGTGCATCGTCAAGGCAAAACCTAACGACACCGCCGCAGACCAGGCATTCCGTATTTACCGCATCACGAAGCCACTGAACGGCATCGTCACGATCTACGGTCAGCATATCTCCTATGACCTCGCCAATGTGCCGGTGCTTCCGTTTTCGACAGAAAGCCGCTCTCCGCAGCTCATCCTCTCGCAGCTCCTTGCCGGAGATACACGCTTCACGGGCTGGACGGACTACTCGGATGCAAAGGTGTTTTCCGTCACGCAGCCGAAAAGCGTCCGTGCCTGCCTCGGAGGTACGGAAGGCTCAATGCTCTCCAAATGGCACGGCGAGTTTGAATGGGACAACTTCACGGTGAAGTTCCATTCGCACCGTGGGCAGAAGACCGGCGTAATCATTGAATACGGCAAGAACCTCACCGCCCTGGAGCAGGACGAGGACAACAGCGGCGTATATACCGCACTGCTCCCGTATGCCGTGTACACCCCGGAAGGCTCGGACACCGAAACGGTGGTCACGCTGCCGGAGGTAACGCTCCCCATTGTGACCTCGGAGATCGTCCGGGCAAAAACGCTCATCATGGATTTCTCCGACCAGTTTGACGGAGTTGTGACCGAAGAAGCTCTCAGAGCCAAAGCCAACAGCTACATCAAAGCCAATCCGCTGGGAGCGACCATCCCCACGGTGAAGGTGTCCTTTGAACCGCTCTGGAAACAGCCGGAGTATTCGGCACTCTTGGAGCGGGTCAATCTCTGCGATACCGTCACCATCCGGCACTCGCTTCTGGGCGTCAGCGTGTCAGCTACTGTCATTGAAACCGTATACGACACCCTTGCCGAGCGGTACAAGAGTATTTCCCTCGGTCAGAGCAAGTCCAGTATGATCACCACCATTTCCGAGGTGCAGTCAACGGTGGATAAAGTGGAATCCACGGTGGGACGCTTTCCGAAGCTGCTCCAAACCGCCATCGGCAAAGCCACCGGGCTTATCACCGGCCAGAGCGGCGGCTATGTGGTCATTCACACCAGCGAGGAAAACGGACAGCCCTATGAACTGCTCATTCTGGACGCTCCCTCTATTGACGAAGCCGTGAATGTCTGGCGGTGGAATGTGGGCGGTCTGGGCTTTTCCCATAACGGCTACAACGGTCCCTATGAAACCGCCATCACGGCGGACGGTCAGATCGTTGCAGACTTCATCACTTCCGGCTCTTTGGTGGCAAACATCATCAAGGCCGGTGTCATTCAGTCGCAGGATGGCTCGTCCTGGTGGGATTTGGAGAGCGGCGAAGTCGTGCTTCGCGCCTACGCCACCAGCAAGGAGGTCACAGAGGTCAGCGACCGCATTACCACCATTGAGGAGCAGAAAATGCTCCGGCTGGTCATTATCTCGTCCAACGGGAACATCTTCAAAAACGGCAATGTGAAAACGCTGCTTTCCGCCAAGGTGTACTCGTGGGATGAGGACATCACCGACACGCTGGATGCCAACCAATTTGTCTGGACAAGGGTGTCGGAGGATACAGAGGCGGACAAGGTCTGGAATGAACAGCATTTCGGCGGCGCAAAGTCCGTTGTTATCACCGGTGCGGATGTCAAAGTCCGCGCCACTTTTTATTGTGACCTCATCGACACTACGACCAGGCAGAGCCTGTTATAACGGAGGACATTTCTATGGCAACCGCAGAACCCACAACAGAAACCGGTACAGTGTCCGGTTCAGATACAACAACTTCAAAGGAGGCTTCTCACATGAGCAAAGCACAAGGTCAGTTTACCATCATCGACTACAATGACGCACTGACACTGACGGGGTACATCGGCTCGAACCTCGCCAAGACTCAGATGTATAACCCCGACAACGGCAGTTACACCCCGGACTGGAAAACGAAGAACCTCGTTCTGACACCCAGTCTGTATGTCATCGGCACCACTTCCGACCAGATCGCCACCGCCAATGTCACCTCGGTCAAGTGGTATGTGGGCGACAGCAACACCGCCATCACCGCAGGTACGAACTACGCCCTCAGTGGTGCCAAGAGCCACATCCTCACGGTCAAGGCCAATGTCATGGCAGAGCTGCCCGGCATCGACTATCGCTGTGTCATCACTTACAAAGACGAAAGCACCGGTCTGTCGCTGACTCATCCGCTGACCATTTCCTTCTCCCGTGTGGTCAACGGCTCCGGCATCGTTGACCTGCTGGTCACCACGCCTAACGGAAATGTGTTCAAGAACGAGGAAGTCGCCAGTCTGACCGCCAAGGCCGAGCTGTGGCGCGGCTCTACGGTGGACACCACCAAGGTCAGCTACAAGTGGGCGGTCATGGACGCTTCCGTCACCGCCGCTTCTTCCACCGGCTACGATGCAGACTTCGGCATCGGCTGGCGCAAGCTCTCGGATACTGCCGACAAATACACCGGCACGGCCACCAATACGCTCACGGTCTACGCCGCAGCGGTGGACAGCTACGCTGTGTTCAAGTGCTGTGCCCAGGACACGGATTCCGCATCCGCTTCTTATAACACGAAGTTTTTCGATGTGGCGACCTTCATCGACAACTCCGACCCGTTGCAGATCATCGTCACCTCCACGGGCGGCGATGTGTTCAAGAACGGCCAGGGCACGACTGTGCTGACCGCCGTCTGCTATCAGGCAGGCTCCGAGGTGGACGCAGCCGGAAACGGCAGTTACACCTGGACGAAGTACAACAAGGACGGTGTAGTCGATACCTCTTGGGGAACCAACGGCAGCAAGACCGGCAAGACCCTGTCGGTGTCCAGCGCCGATGTGGATACCAAGGCAACCTTTATGGTCGTTGTGGCACTTTAAGGAGGTGGTGAGATGATCGCATCGGCACAGTTCACGATTATCAGTCTCTGCGATGTGGTCACCTCGGACACACCGCCGGAGAACCCCTATGAGGGGCAGCTCTGGGTGGATACCTCTGTGACCCCGCCGGAAACGAAGATATGGGACGGAAATGAATGGATGGTGCAGAACGACATCGAAACGATCCGCACCACCATTTCCATTCTGACCGAGAAGGACGCACAGTTCCAGCAGACCATCGACGGGCTGAACAGCTATGTGGCGACCCTCACCGAAACGATGGAAACTGTATCCAACGACCAAGGCATCCTGGAGGAACGGGTGCTGAACTCCGAAAGCCGTGTTTCGGAGCTGGAACACACCGTGGATGGACTGTCCGTCACCATGCAGGAGCAGTACATCGGCGGCATCAACTATGTGCAGAATTCCTCCGGGTTGAACGGCATCACGGATGATTGGAGCTACTCCGGTACGGTAAAAACCGACACCTCCACCGATACGCAGAACAACACCATTTCCGACTCCTGCTTTGTGTTGAGAGCCTATTCCTCGTTGTCGCAGTACATCCGAGGGGTAGTCCCCGGCACTTATACGATCTCGGTACGGGCAAAGAAAACCTCGACCATGTCCGGGTATTTCTATGTGACCTACAACGGAAACAAAACCAAGTACCTGTTCAATAAGTCCACGGCGTTTGACTGGACGGATTACTCCGTAACGCTCACGGATGTGACCGACCCCACGCTGCGCATTTACTGCTACTGTCGGGATGCGTCCATTTATCTCGCCGACATCATGATCTCCGAAGGAGCGATCCCCCGAAAGTGGACGCCTGCACCTAACGAGATCTACACGCAGGAGGTCAAGATCGATAAGCGTGGCATTGAGGTATCCAACAGCGCATCGTCCCAGCGGACGGTCATCACGAACACGGAGTTCGCCGGTTACTACAATGATGAGGTGATTTTCACCCTGAACAAGGACGAAACGCAGACCAAGAAAACCACGGTGGACGGCGAGCTGACCGTGGGCAAAACGAAGTTTGTCCCGATGCCGACGGCATCCGAGGGGTTGAACATCGTCATTCTGGATTAAGGAGGGAAAGCTATGGCAACTTGGAAAAGCGCGGCATACGATGGGCGCTATCTTCAACTGGACATTTCAGAAAGCGTGAATGTGGTCGGTAACAGCTCGACACTTTCCTGGACCCTGACCTCTACCGGTGGCGCATCCACTTACTACACCATTGACACGACCACTGTAACGATCAATGGTACGACCGTATACTCAAAGGACCGTACCTATTGGGATGACCGTGTTTTCCCGGCAAAGAAAGGTTCTGTCAGCGGCACGATTACTGTAGCTCATGACAGCAACGGCAGCAAAACGATTGCGGTCGGATTCTCGACCCGTGTGTATATCTACGGTTCACAGGAATACGGCGGCAGCATGACGCTGACTACCATTGACCGCTCTGCTCCCACAGTTACATTCAGTACATCGAATGTCACGGCAAACGGGTTCAAAATCTCCGCTACATCCTCTGCCACGGCGGACATCTGGCAGTACAGCACAAACGGCGGTTCGAGCTGGACGCAGTTCTCAACGACGGCATCCACCAGTGCCAGTGTGACGATCACCTCGCTCTCACCGAATACAAGCTACACGGTGAGGGTCAGAGCAAGGCGGCAGTACAACCACGTCTACGGCACTTCCGGCAGTTCCACGGTCAAGACGCTGGGCGGTGCTGTGGTGAATAGTGTCAACACGGTGACGGCGGACAATGCCACGGTTTCCATTACCATCAATGTGACCGTGTACGAAGCCTCCTACACCAATACGCTGGTGCTCAAAAACGGCAGCGCGACCATCCTGACTATTTCCGGGCTTTCCTGGTCGAAGGGCACGGCGAACCGCACGGTCACGCTGACATCGGCGCAGAGGACGACACTGCTGAATGCAATGGCATCCATCAAGTCGTTCACCGGTACCTTTGCGGTTTCGTCTTACAGTGGGTCTACGCAGATCGGCAGTACTTCAAGCAAGACCGCCACTGTACTGACCACGGCGACCAATTCTGCTCCGACCATAAGCGGATTCACTTATGCCGACAGCTACACGACCACGAAAAACCTCACGGGGAACGACCAACTGTTCGTGCAGGACTACTCGACTCTCAAGGTTACACCGGGAACAGCGACTGCGAAGAACGGAGCGTCCATTTCCAACTATACCGCTTCCTGCAACGGTTTATCCGCATCCAATTCGACCGGCGCTGCAATTATTACGGTCGGAAAGATCGCCAAGTCCGGCAGTGTGACGGTCACGCTCTCGGTCACGGACTCCCGCGGCTACACCGCCGAAACTTCACGGACAGTGACAGTCATTCCGTACACTAAGCCGAAGATATCCTCGGTGACGCTCCGACGAACCAACGACATTGAAGCGGAAATGCAGCTCAAATTCAGCGGTTCTATTTCCGCTGTGACCGTTGACGGGACGCAGAAAAACAGCGTGGTTTATGTGCGGTATCGGTACAAGAAAACCAGTGAGAGCAGTTACGGCAGCTACACCAGCATCTATTCCGGCACGACAAAAAGCGGAACCTCTTTCAGCTACTCCAATTTGGAACTGTGCAGTCTGGATGCAAACAGTTCCTACGACTTTCATCTACAGATCCAAGACAAGCTCTATTCCTTGAGCAGTCTGGATCTGTATTTTACTGTTCCGCAGGGCACGCCGCTCATTGCGCTTCGGAAAAAGAAGGTCGGCATCAACACGCCGGAGCCGCAGGCCACGCTGGATGTTGCTGGGGATATGCGTGTGGATGGCTCTCCCCTCGCAGATTTTGTCATTCAGCAAGGGACAAGCGGCATCTGGAATTACCGCAAATGGAAAAGCGGTACAGCGGAATGTTGGGGTCAGTATTCCTTTACGACCGCCATTTCGACGGCATGGGGCGTGCTCTATGAGAGCGGCGCAATTGCGCTCCCTAATTTTCCATTTACCTTCGCGGAAATTCCTCATGTCCATATCTCCACGGAGAACAGCAATTACGCTATGTTTGTGGAGCGAGGCAGTTCGAGTAGCTGGTCTACAACGACCAACCCCGGAAAGATATTTGCCGTAAGACCAAATACGGTACCATCGGCAACCTACAAAGTATCAATCTATGCTATCGGAAAAGTGTGACGCTCCGGCGTCACTTTTTTCATACCCATTTTTAATTTCAAAGGAGGACAAACAACATGAAAGAATTCTGGACGACCATTCAGGTGGTGTTCGCCGGAATCGGCGGCTGGCTGGGATGGTTCTTGGGAGGATGTGACGGCTTGCTTTATGCGCTTCTGGCTTTCATAGTCATCGACTACATCACCGGCATCATGTGCGCCGTGGTGGATAAGAAGCTGTCCAGCGAAGTCGGTTTCAAAGGCATTTTCAAAAAGGTGCTCATCTTCGCCCTGGTCGGCATCGGGCATATTCTCGACACCCGTGTCATCGGCAGCGGCTCGGTGATGCGTACCGCCGTCATTTTCTTCTATTTGTCGAATGAGGGCGTGTCCCTGTTGGAAAACGCCGCATACCTGGGACTACCCATTCCGCAGAAGCTGAAATCCGTGCTGGAGCAGCTTCATGACCGCAGTGAAAAGGAGGATGAATAACATGGCTTACACGAACAGCCCCCTGGTGTCCTACACCAAACTCAGCCCGAACCACTCCGGGCAGCGCACCCACAGCATTGACCGCATCACGCCTCACTGCGTGGTGGGTCAGTGCAGTGTGGAAACGCTGGGCAACATCTTCTTGCCGACCACACGGCAGGCAAGCAGCAACTACGGCATCGGCGTGGACGGTCGGGTCGGGATGTATGTGGAAGAGAAAAACCGCTCCTGGTGTTCCTCTTCCGCAGCCAACGACCAGAGAGCCGTCACCATTGAGTGTGCCAGCGACAACACCGAGCCTTACGCTTTCAAGGATGTGGTGTACAAGAGACTCATCGAACTTTGCACCGATATCTGCAGGCGCAACGGCAAAACCAAGCTGCTCTGGCTCGGCGATAAGACCAAGACGCTGAACTACACCCCGAAATCTGACGAGATGGTGCTGACCGTCCACAGATGGTTTGCGAACAAGAGCTGCCCCGGCAACTGGATGTATGCCCGCATGGGCGATTTGGCATCCAAGGTCACGGCAGCTCTCGGCGGTGATGTAAAGCCTGCCGAACCCGCCAAGCCCACCGGGCCTATCAAGGTCGGCGACCTCGTGACCATTACGGGCAGTACCTACTATGGCGGCAAATCCATTCCCGGCTGGGTGAAAAAGCTCCGCTGGTATGTGGTCGAGGTCAGCGGCGACCGTGCGGTCATCAACAAGGATGAATCCGGCAGGTACGCCATCATGTCGCCAGTCAAAACCTCGGCACTTACCGTGGCTGGCACGAAACCCGCCGAGAACTATCGCATTCATACCGTAACGCACGGAGATACCCTCTGGGCGATTGCCAAGAAGTATCTCGGCAACGGTAGCCGCTATAAGGAAATCGTCAGCCTGAACGGGCTGAAAAGCAATGTCATCTACAGCGGCATGAAGCTGAAGATTCCGAACAAGTAAACCGATCCTATCTCACGCCCTCTGCGGATTTTTCCGTGGAGGGCGTTATTTTTTTGCCCATTTTACCCTGACAAAAGTGCCTTTTCTCTGGGTATAGCGAGAAACGCTATTTCTCAGGAATGAGGTATCAATCACTATGACAGACACGGAACGCTCACGAATTGTGGAACTCCAACACCAGGGCTACGGGTATAAGAAAATATCCGCTATAACAGGGCTACCGCTTAACACTGTAAAGTCCTTTTGCGCCAGACATCCTGTGCAGATCAAAGAGATGCCGGACTCAAATGCCCTGTGCCGAAACTGCCTGACTCCGCTTGAGCAGACACCGCATAAACGGAAAAGGGTGTTCTGCTCCGATGCCTGCCGAATGGCGTGGTGGAACGCACATCCCGAAAGAGTGCAGCGAAAAGCGTACTACACACTCACTTGCCGACATTGCGGGAAGCAGTTTGAAAGCTATGGCAACAGCCATCGGGTGTTCTGCTCCCGTGACTGCTATTTGAAATTCCGCAGGAAGGAGGCCGACCATGAGTGATTACGATAAGCGTCTGTTTGCCTACCAGATGGCGATGGCACTCGCCCGGAGTATGCGTTCCAAGGGGCTGATATCAGCCAAAGAGTACGCTAAGATCGATACAATTATAGCCGAGAAATACGGCATATCTTCGTGTAGTATATTCCGCTGAAATTGCTGGATATATCGTGTTTTTAGAGGTAATATGTCACACACCAAAGGGAGGTGAACCACATGAAGAGAGTCGTAGAAAGGGTCGATGCCTTAATACCCGCACAGCCGAAAGCTTTGCGGGTTTGCGCTTATGCCCGTGTTTCCACAGGAAAGGATGCCATGCTGCATTCGCTGTCCGCTCAAGTCAGTTATTACAGTAAAATGATTCAGAGCCACGACGGGTGGATGTACTGCGGCGTTTACAGCGATGAGGCTGTGACCGGCACAAAAAGAGAACGAGCCGGGTTTCAGCACATGATTGAGGAGTGCCGCCAAGGGAACATCGATCTTGTTATTACGAAGAGCATATCCCGTTTCGCCAGAAATACGGTGACGCTTCTTCAGACTGTCCGAGAGCTGAAAAGCCTGGGCGTAGATGTGTTCTTTGAAGAGCAGCACATCCACACCATGAGTACGGACGGTGAGCTGATGATGACCATCCTGGCGTCCTACGCACAGGAAGAGAGTTTGTCAGCCAGTGAAAATCAGAAATGGCGTGTCCGAAAAGCCTTTGAAAACGGAGAAATCATCAACCTCCGCTTTTTGTTCGGCTATGACATCACGCCGGACGGCATTCAGGTGAATGAGAAGGACGCTGCCATCGTCCGAGAGATATTTGCACGGTTCAACGGCGGCGAGAGCATGAGTTCCATCTGCCGTGACCTTGATGCCAGAGGACATAAAGGCGTTCTCGGCGGCACATGGTGTGCGGAGCGGATGCGGAATACCTTATCCAATGAAAAGTACCTCGGAAATGCGCTCCTGCAAAAGCGATACCGCAACAATCATATTGAAAAGAAGCTGTTGCCGAACCGAGGAGAGCTTCCTATGTACTATGCCGAGGGAACGCATGAGCCAATCATCGACCAGGCAACATTTGATAAGGCACAGGATCGGCTCAGAATGCTGGCGCAACAGACTGCCAACCGCAAAAAACCGACTCATTCAGCTTTTTCGGGACTGATTCGCTGCGGACTGTGCGGCAACACATATAAGCGCGTCACTTACCGCAAAAAGCATTACTGGAATTGCACTACATTCCAAACCAAAGGTAAAGCTGAATGTGCCGCTAAGCGGATTCCAGAAGAAACGCTCGAAGTCCTCACCTGCGAGGTGCTGGGAGAGGGTAGCATCGACAGCAATATGGTCAGAAGCAAAATAACGGCAATCAGAGCAGAGAAAAACAATGTGGTCGTGTACTGCATGGACGACGGTTCTGAAATCGTTAAACGATGGAAAGACCGCTCCAGAGCAGAAAGTTGGACGCCTGAAATGAAAGAAAAGGCACGACAGCGGGCATTACAGGCAAGGAGGAAATAGGAATGAACAGAACAGCAGCACGGTCGGTCACAGTCATTCCGCCGACCATCAATCCGCTGACGCACCTTTCCAAGGTGGCTGTACAAAAACGGCGGGTCGCAGGATACGCAAGAGTGTCCACAGACAGCGATGAGCAGTTCACCAGCTACGAGGCACAGGTGGATTATTACACGCAATACATCAAACGCAATCCCGAATGGGAGTTTGTAAAAGTATACACGGACGAGGGCATTTCCGGCACGAACACCAAGCATCGCATCGGCTTCAATGAAATGATCGCCGATGCCATGTCCGGCAAAATCGACCTCATCGTCACAAAATCGGTCAGCCGCTTCGCTCGAAACACGGTCGACAGCCTGGTTACCATCCGCAAACTGAAAGAAAAAGGCGTAGAAGTCTACTTCGAAAAAGAGAACATCTACACCTTTGACGGCAAGGGCGAACTGCTGCTCACCATCATGTCGAGCTTGGCACAGGAAGAAAGCCGCTCCATATCCGAGAATGTTACCTGGGGACAGAGAAAACGGTTTGCCGATGGAAAGGTCAACCTCCCATACAAGCAGTTCCTCGGCTATCGCAAAGGAGCGGACGGTTTTCCAGAAGTCGTTCCGGAGGAGGCAAGCGTTGTCCACCGGATTTATACTCGATTCATGGAGGGGTTGACGCCGGGGGCCATTGCAAAGGAACTGACAGCAGATGGGATTCCGACTCCATCGAGAAAACAACGCTGGCAGACCAGTACAGTGGAAAGCATCCTTCAAAACGAGAAATACAAGGGCGCTGCACTCCTTCAGAAATGCTTCACGGTCGATTTCCTCACAAAAAAGAGGAAGGTCAATGAGGGCGAGGTGCCGCAGTATTATGTGGAACACAGCCATGAGCCGATAATTACGCCGGAAGAGTTCGACAAAGTTCAGACGGAGCTTGCGCGGCGCAAGCAGATCAGCCGCCAGTACAGCGGAAAGAGCATTTTTTCTTCCCGCATCGTCTGCGGGGACTGCGGCTCCTACTTTGGCTCGAAAGTCTGGAACTCGACCTCAAAATACCGCAGGGTCATCTGGCAATGCAACGGCAAATTCAAGGGTGAGCACAAATGCGAAACGCCGCATCTGGACGAGGAAACCATTAAAGCGCAGTTCGTGACCGCCCTTAACGCTATCATCGAAAGCAAAGACAACATCCTTGAGGATTGCCGATTGATGCAAGCCACCCTGACAGACTGTACAGGCATTGATACAGAAATCGAGAGTCTGCTTGAGGAGATCGATGTAGTGACCGAACTGACAAAGCGTTGCATTGCGGAAAATTCACAGATGGCACAGAACCAGGAAGAATACGCCGCCCGGTACAATGGTTTTGTAGAGCGATACGAAAAAGCCAAGGCACAGCTTGAGCAACTCCGCACCACAAAGGCTGAACGGGAAGCCCAGGCAGAAGCCATCGGAGCGTTTATGTTTGAGGTGCAGGAATTAGATACCATTACCGAGTTTGACGAAAAGCTCTGGCTCACCATTATCGACACGATAACCGTCCACGCCGACGGACGGATGACCTTCAAATTCCAGGGCGGTACAGAAATTGAGGCGTGAGTCCCAACAAAAATGAAAAGACCGCAGGTTTCAACGCCTGCGGTTTATTGCTGTCCCCACGGGTAGAGTAATGCACCCCCTAAAGCCGTGGTTGCACCCCCTAAAATCAAAAATGCACCCCCCTCTAAATCGAAGTTGCACCCCCTTGACGGGTTTCTATCATAATTACGGTTCTTTGCCACAAGTCCACCGTAGTTTTAATAGAATTACGGTGGGCTTTTTCTATTCTTTTTCTATTGTTTAGGCGCTGGTTACCTGCTAAAATGAAAATATGCCTATGCAAGAATTTTCCGAGTACCTGTACACCGACGAAAAGCGCTTGGAATAAATTACGTTAGGAGGAAAGAAAGCTAATGTACTATCACGCATCATCTGTTAAGGGTATTACACAACTAACGCCGCAGAGCTCGAATCATGGCATTCCTTTGGTTTATTTTTCCACAAAAAGAGAAAACGTATTGGTCTATTTGAGCAATTCCATTGAAAAGTATTGCGCGGAAACCGGCTTT